GCTGGCGGCGAGTAAAAGCGACGCGAAAGTGTGCTGTGTGCAGGGAGAAATGGCAGCGCAGGGCTGCGAGAAAGAGCTGGACGAACGCCTAGGCCCAGGCGGTCTTGATGAGCTCAGAGATGAGGACTCCGAGCAGCTGTCGAGACTGGAAATCGCTGGGCGCGGCGAGGAAGAGCTCCTTGAGGCGCTCGGCGGTGTTCGAACCGTCCTCGAGCATGGCCTTGTAGAGCTCGTCGCAGGCGCGACCTAGTGCGACCTGGAGCTTGCGCTGCTGAGAGGCCATTCGAGCTCTGAGTTCGGGGTCGACGTAGGCGGAGGTGGGTGCGCCTTCGCCGGCGAGCCAGCGGACCGTCTCTTCGGGGGTCATGCTGACGATTGTTCGAGTCGTCATGCGGGTAGCTTGCCAGAACGGCAAGTTGCTCACCGTCCGTGGTGCATGGGATGGTAATCCTTTACAGAAAATAGTGAGGATGAGCAGGCATAATGCCCGGTATACATCTAGCGCGGGTAGGCTCGAACCGCTCTCCGGGCGGGTGGTAGGAGTCTCGCCCGGAGGGCCCAACCCACATGCACAGGCTCACCGAGGATCAGGCATGGGAGATCTACCAGCTGGCCTGGTACAGCGGGCTTCCTCAGGCGGAAATCGGGGCCATGTACGGGATTGTCCAGGGGCAGGTCTCGAGCATCAAGCACGGCTACACCTGGGGCTTTGAGCCGGAGTGGGTCGGGCTCATCGTGGGTGGTGGTCATGGCACAGCGTGAGCAGGTTCTGGGGCCGGTTGTCCTTCCAGTTGCCGTTGAGGTGGTGGACCTCGAGGTCGGCGGTGCCTCCCTTTTGCTTTCCGACTGCTCCACACGTGCGGCAGCGGTAGCGGTCGCGGCGCAGGATGCGTTGCTTATCGGTTTCGCTGAGCCGTTGTGGGCTGCTCTGGCGCTCGCGCGCGCGGTCCCAGTGGGACTGGCGATGGGCCAGGAATAGCCGGTCCTCGATCACCCGCCGGCAGTAAGGGCACCTGCGCATGGGCACGCAGCAATGGTACTATGGCAACTATGCCATCTGTGAACATCACGGTCACGATTCCGCGCGACGTCATGGTCCAGGTCGAGGAAACGCGAGGCGACGTACCCCGCAGCATCTGGGTCAAGCGTGCAATCGAACAGCGCCTGCAGCGCGAGTCCGATGACGACCTTTCCCTGGGCGCTGCGGTGGGGCCGGATATGGGGCAACCGGTGCGCGGCCGCCACCGTAACCAAAACGGCTGAAATTTCGTTGACGTCCGGGAGCCCATCCGGTATACTATTCCTATACCCACGGGGGGAAGGAACTAGGTTGCTGCGTGCTCCCTGACGACGACTCGCAAGCCAGGTACTTCGGCTTGTGTATAGCCGCACTGCAGGAGACCGCGCTACTACAAGGCATGGGACTGGTACCGCTGTTCGGTGGCCAGTCCGCAATCGACCGAGAGGCAGCGGAGGTGATCATGGCGGAGTGTGGGCGGAGGGGCTTCGTGTTTGGCGATTTGGAGGTATCCGAAAAGAGTGCGGAGTTCATCGAACTCTGGATGAGAGGGGTAGATGGCGGACAAGACGGCAATCGCGTGGTGTGACTCGACGTTCAACCCGTGGATGGGTTGCTTCAAGGTCTCGCAGGGATGCACTCATTGCTACGCCGAGACACTCACGAAGGGAAAGATGCAGATGGACGTGTTCGGCCCAGACACGTCCAAGCGTCATCGAACAGGGAAAAGCACCTGGGCCAAACCACGCCGGTGGAACCGCGAAGCCCAAGCACACCAGCTCCCCAGCCGGGTGTTCTGCGCGAGTCTCGCCGACGTGTTCGAGGATGCGCCGGGACCCAACCAGTGGCGACCAGAGGTGTGGGAGATGATCCGGACCACGCCGTGGCTCGACTGGCTGATTCTGACCAAGCGCCCGGAGAACATCGCCAAGATGCTCCCGGACAGCTGGGCCGATAACGCGTGGGGCTTCTGGCCTCACGTGTGGTTGGGCACCTCGATCGAGGACAACCGGGTGGCTGAGCGTGCAGAGGTGCTCACGGCCGTGCCGGCGGCGGTGCACTTCATCAGCTACGAGCCCGCGATCGGGCCCGGTGATGAGATTCCCCTCGAGCACGTCGAATGGCTGATCTTCGGCGGCGAGAGCGGACCGGGGTTCCGGCCGATGAAGCTCGAGTGGGCGCAGGACATATGGGACCGCTGCAAACAGGAGGAGGTCGCGTTCTTCTTCAAGCAGAGCGCGGCTCGTCGGACCGAGATGGGCATCGATGCGCTCGGCGAGGTCGTGCGCGAATACCCGGAGGGATGGGACAGAAAGGTGGTGAGTTGATGGTTGTGTTTCGCGTTGGCGAGCTCAACTACGGCAATCAGGTCGATCGCTTCAACTGCAACATCGCGATGCGCGACGGAGGGCTTGAGTACGGCGTTGATATTGCCGATGCCCTCGAGAAGATCGCTCGACAGATTCGCGTAGGAGCCGCTCGAGGCCTGCTGGTCACCCACGAGGGTGTTCCGGTTGGGCGCTGGAGCTTCGGCATCCAGCGCTATCGGCGGGTGGATCCGCTCTATCCCGCGCCAGAAGGCGCACCACAACCAGGAGGTAGTCGTGAAGAAGGTCTCGGTCCTGACAGCGACGTTGGCGATCGCTGCGTTGCCCGTGGCTCCAGCGCTGGCCGGCAACCGGCCACCGGGCAATGACCAGGGTCCCCCCGGCTGTGAGCCATCGCACAACACTCCGAAGAAGTGCCATGAGCACAAGCCACCACCCAAGCCACCACCAAACCAGCCGGGTCCGCCTGGCCCTCAGGGACCTCCAGGGCCTGCGGGTCCTCCTGGGCCGGCTGGTCCTCCCGGCACTCCTGGCACCCCTGGCGCACCCGGCACACCCGGAGCGCCTGGTGCTCAAGGACCGCCTGGTCCGGCCGGACCGCAGGGACCCCCCGGTAAGAATGCACCGACTCCGAAGCCCTGCAAGAGCACGCTGACGTCGGCCAACCTCGGTCCGCTGCCGATTCGCTTCAAGCCCGGAACCAGGGTTCGCGCCGTGATCAACGGCAAGGCTCACTTCGGGGTCGTGCGGGGCAAGAATCGTCAGGTGAAGGTCAGCCCCAAGGGACTGGCGTGCGGTGTCTACCCGATCGTGATCAACGACGTGCCCAACACTCGAGCAATCCGCGCTGTGATGCGCATCTGGGTGATCACGGGCCCGAAGCACATCCTCCGGATTGGCTTCCCGCTCCCTGAACCGCCGCTCGGTTTGAGCTAGTGCCCCAGAAGCAGCACGTTGAGCTGTATCGCAAGGTGCTGCTGCGGCGTAGGCTGCTCCGTTCCTGGGATGGGGGCGGGGCGGCCTACGTGCCGTTCATCGGCGATGGCGACATTGCCGTGGAGGTCTATCCAGACCGCAAGGTCTTCGGCGCTGACATCGACGCCGAGAGAGTGGAGGTGGCCTCCGGTCGCTTGCGCGGCGAGATCATCGTGGCCGATTGCGACCAGTGGCCTTTCCCCGGTGAAACAGCGCGCTTTGGGGTGGCCGACTTCGATGCCTACACCTACCCCTACCACAGCTTCCGCGCCTTTTGGGCGTGCGCGCGCAAGCAGGACCTCCTCCTCGTGTTCTTCACGGACACCGTCAAGCAGGCGGTCAAGCGCTCGGGCAACGTGCACAACCCCGATGGCTCGACCTACGAGCTCCCTGCGCTCCCCAGCCGCCGGCGCTCAGAGGTCTACAACTCGTGGTTCTCCAAGCACATCTGGCCGTGGTTCGAAAGCTACGTGAGCCCCTACCGGGTCTTGGACCGGATGCGCTACCTCCGCCAGGACACCGTGTACTGGGGCGCGGTGCTCCAGAGGGACCGATGAGCGCGGTCTGAAGCGCGGTATGCGACCCCGTGATTGCCTAAATCTCCTGCTATTGGCGATAGGACTCCCAACATTGGGACAGCGGAAATTCGATACACAGCCCCTCTGCGACGACTGCTGGGACATTGATCACCCAGTGGAGCCGTCTCGCCGGCTGGGGCAGGGAACGCTCGAGCAGTGCTGCCAGTGCGGCGAGCTCACCCGCAGCGGCATCTACGTTCGACTCGAGCTGAGCGCGGTCCGCTACCCACAGGGCGATTAGAACGCCGTGATGACATGGGGCCACCATGGAGGGCGCCACCGAGGCCGAGATGCGAGTCATCAAGGTTGCGCTGGACGTCCTGCTCGGTGCGCTTCGCAGGATTGCCAAAGGCGAGCCCGATCCGGAGCTGATAGCTCGCGACGCGCTGGATCGGGCCTCGATCCTGTCGCAGGAACTCTGAATAACCTGGCCAATATTCATCAACGGGGGGGTTTTGGCTAGGTTCGGAGGCGCGGTAGGCTTTCGCCGTGGCCGCTCCGCGCAAGAAGTTCACGCTCGCCTTGCAACAGGACTTCCTCAAGCATCTTCGGCAGGGGATGCGGCGCGGGGCGACCGCAGAACTTCTCGGCTTCAGCCGGATGACGGTGATCAACTACATCGAGGATCACCCGCAGTTCGAGAAGCAGGTGCTCGACGCCGAGGGCGAGGCCAACGAGCACGTCGAGGAGGCGCTCTACCAAGCTGCCGTCTCAGGCAATGTCGCGGCTTGTAGGGCCTGGCTAGAGCTCAGGCCTGGTCGGGAGTCCGACCTGGCCCTCGCAGGCCCTCAGGTGCCGCCTCCTGAGCCCAGAGAGCCATCAGAGGATGGCGAAGAGGAGCAGTTCTTCGCCAATGTGACGCGGATGAACCCGCGCCAGCGTCGTAAGGGCGCCTGATGGCCACCACAGTGCCACCGAAGGGCCAACGCGGGTCTCGTACCCCGTTGACCCCGTTCACGCTTGCCCACTTTCGCAAGTACACGAGCAAAATCGTGCTCGATACCGGCGAGTACTGGGAGCTCGAGGACTTCCAGGCCGAGGTCGTGGAGCCGATCCTCGACGGCGTGACCGAGGTCTGGGCCATCTTGCCCGAGGGCAATGCCAAGACCACGCTGATGGCCGGCGTGGGCCTATACCACTGCGACTTCACCTATGCCCCGTGGGTGCCGATTGGCGCTGCTGCGCGCGACCAAGCAGAGATCCTGGCGCTGCAGGCGATGGACATGGTGCGCCGCAGCCCCGGCTTCCTTCACCGCTTCCGCCCGTATGAGGGCTATCGCAAGATCATCCACTTCCAGAACGGCGGGAGAGGGATCAAGGTCTACGCGGCCGACGCCAGCACCGGCGATGGCGTGATTCCGACGCTCGCGCTGTGCGACGAGCTGCACCGGTGGCCCGATCTGCGTCTCTACCGCCTCTGGAAGGGCAAATTGCAGAAACGCGGAGGCCAGATCGTCGGAATCAGCACCGCTGGCGAGCCCGGAGGCGAATTCGAGGAGCAGCGAGACCAAATCCGCACTCTGTGCGGCATTCGGCGCAACCACGGAGCCCATATTCGCGTCGAGGGCCCGAATATCGTGATGAACGAGTGGCAAGTGCGCGATACGACGCTGATTGCCGACATGGAGGCCGTCAAAGAGGCCAATCCGCTGTCCTCCATCACGCTCCAGAGCCTCTCGGAGGATTTCAACAGCCCCACGACCGACTTGGGCGACTGGAAGCGCCTCAAGTGCAACATTCCAGCCCGATCGAGCCTCACGGCGATCACCGAGGCCGAGTGGGATGCCGCCGAGGTCGACGATGACCTCCAAGAGGGCGATTACATCGACCTGGCGCTCGATATCGCCTGGAAGCACGACACCACTGCGATGGTTCCCATGCTGGTCACCGACGAGTACCGGCTACTGGGCACACCGACCATCCTGACCCCTCCTCGAGACGGTTCGATGCTCGATTCTGGTGAGCTCAAGGCCGCTCTGGAGGCCTATCTGGACATGTGCATCGTCAACACGGTCGTGATGGACATGCACCAGGGAGCAGACATCGCAGCGTGGTTGGAGCAGGAAAAGGGCGTCACGGTGATCGCCTGGGCTCAGGGAAACGCTCAAGCGGCCGAGGACTACGAGGAGTTCATGAAGGCTCTGCGGTCCACTACACCGGGCGAATGCCTGCGCCACAACGGTGACCCGACGCTGCGCAAGCACGTCATGAACGCGATTGCTCGCAGCCTGCCGGCCGACAAGCGCCGCTTCGACAGACCCTCCTCCGGGCGTGCCAAACGCAAGCAGGAGACCCGCGTTATCGACGCCCTGATGGCTGCTTCCTGGGTGAATTCGTTCATCGCCAACCCACCCGAGGAAGAAAACAGCTGGTTCGGTGCGGTCGAGGACTACCGCATTCGCGACCTGCTCGATTAGGATCTGCGCATGCTCACGCAGGAGCAATTCGAAGCTCACTGCCGCGATCTCGAGCAACGGCGCGCCCGCAAGGCCGACATTGGCTCTGTCTGGCCTACTCCTGACGACACCGCACATGACGTCGTACCCGTAGAGATTGCCCCCGGCCGGGGCGACCTGCGCGTCATGTCGGGGTTCTATCCATCGTTCCCGACCGCCCTGTCACTCGTTGGCAGGCGGACGGTTTCGTTTGCCCGCCTCTACATGAGCCAGCCCTGGGTGGCGGCCGCTGTCGACTGGATGATTCGAAAAGCGGTCCGGGTGCCGTTCCGGGTCTACCGCCGCGACGGCGATGAGTATGGCAACCGCACGCTGCTCAAGCCCAAGGACCATCCGCTGGCCAAAGCGGTCTACTCCCCCTGGGAGCGCGGCTCAACGGTCGACCTGCTCCAGGCGATGTTCGCTCCGGTGCTCGTGCACGGCAACTCGACCACCAAGATTCTCTCCGGAGCCGGTGAATCGATTCAATTTGAGCCCAAGGACTTTCGATTCTGCCGTCCGATCATGCCCTTCAGGGACCGAATCGCAGGTTTCACGTTTGACTACGACCAGGCCCAGTTCTTGGACGAGGTGCCGATCGACAAGGTCCTGCACTGCCGCTGGTGGTCGCCTACGGGCCCGATCGGGTGCTCTCCGCTGCAGCAGCTGGGCGTAACCATCCAGATCGAGGACGCCGCCCAGCGCTTCCAGCGCGCGATGTTCCACAACGGTGCCCGCCCGCCCTCGGCGGTGACGATGACCGACGAGTTCCTGGGCCTCAAGCAAGCCGAGCGCGAACAGATCATCGCCCAGGTTCGCAGAGACCTGCGCGAGCTCTACGCGGGTCCCGAGAACGCCGGCAAGCCCGCGCTGCTGGCCCCGGGCCTGGATTGGAAGCCCGTAGGCCAGACCACGGTCGAGGCCGAGCTCATCGAGCAGCGAAAGGTCGGCCGGGAAGAGATCTCAGCCGTCTACCAGATCCCGCCCCCGCTGCTGGGCATCCTGGACCGGGCCACCTACTCCAACATCCAGACTCAGCGCGACATGACCTACACCGACGTGCTGGGTCCGCCGCTGGTGATGCTCGAGCAGACCTTCAACGCTCAGGTCAGCCGCGACCTGCTCGGAGAACCCGACGTCGTGGGCGAGTTTGACTTCGGCGCAGTGCTCCGGGGCGACCCACTGCAGGAGATCGAGGCTCTGCGCAACGCGATCGGCTCTGCGCTGATGACGCCCAACGAGGGCCGCGTCGTGCTCAAGCTGCCGACCTCCGACAACCCCTCCATGGACGAGTGGTACCTGCCGACCAACAACCTCAGCCCGGTCGGCACCCCGCCTGCGCCCAGGGTCGTGTTCGGCCATCCCGGCGGCGGCCTCTCGCCAGCCGACCAGGAAGACGTCCAAGAGCCAGGCCAGCAGCCGCCCCAGAGCCCGCCTCAGCGCGGCAAGGCGCTGCACGTGAAATCTCGGTCCGCCGACTGGACTGAGATCGTTTCGTCCTAGATGCACGGCTCAGTCATGGAGTTCCTTCGCGTGGAGATCGCGGCGCTGGGCATATCCGAGCGTTCGGTGCTCGATGTCGGCGCCCTGAACGTCAACGGCTCTGGCCGTAGGTTCTTCAGCGGCCCCTACTGGGGGGTCGACATGCAGCCCGGCCCCGGTGTCGACGAGGTCGTCAACGCTCACGACCTCCAGGACTCCGAGAACCTCGGTCCCTTCGAGGTCATCGTCTGCACCGAGATGCTCGAGCACGACGACGCCCCGTGGCTCTCGCTGACCGAGATGCGGGCCGTGTGCGCAGACGGCTATCTGCTGCTCACCTGCCGGGGCTACGACCACCGTGGCTGCTTCCCGGTCCATGAATACCCTCGCGACCTCTGGCGCTTCTCAGTGGCCGGCGTCGAAGCATTGCTACGCCATACGGGATGGCTGCCGATGGGCGTACGCCTCGACCCCGAGGCCCCGGGCGTGTTCGCGGTGGCTCGATGCGACTAGTCGCTACCGCAGCTCCGGACTCCAGCGGCCACTACCGCATTCGGCAGCCGATTGAGGCGCTGCGGGCCAAGGGCAGCACCGACTACGAGGCGATAGCCCACCTCCCGATTGCCTTCGCCCTCACGGGGCCCAAGGACGTGCATCTGCCCCCCGACGTGGAGGTGGTGGTGCTTCAGCGCCCGATGATGTACTTCATGCCGGCGGTCATTGACGTACTACACGCCAAGGGCATCAAAGTTGCGGTTGACCTCGACGACGACTTCCACACCGCGCACGCCAACAACAAGGCCTTCCAGCTCAACCACCCCAAGCGCAACCAGCTGCAGAACTGGAATCACCTGGGCGAATGCGTCAAGCGAGCCGACCTCGTCACGGTCTCGACCGACGCCCTGGCCAAACGCTATGGCTCCCACGGCCGCGTAGCGGTAATCCGCAACGCGGTGGATGACGACTGGCTCAAGCTCCCGCATCGAGGGGACGGCTGCACGCTGGGCTGGGCGGGCACGGTGGTCAACCATCCCGTCGACCTGCAAGCTACGCGCGGTGGCGTGGCGATGGCTCTGGACGACCACCCCAGCTGGAAGTTCTTCTGCATCGGAGGCGCCAAGTACTCAAATCTGGTGCAGAAGGGCCTCGAGCTCAAGGAGGAGCCGCTCTCCACCGAATGGCGCCCACTCGAGCTGCACCCGATGCTCGTCTCGGCGATCGACGTAGGCATCGTGCCCCTGCACGAGAGCGTCTTCAACGCCGCCAAGAGCTGGCTCAAAGGCCTCGAGTACTCCGCGCTGGGTATCCCCTTCGTGGCCTCTGACCTGCCCGAATACAAGCTGCTCAAGAGCCGCTTCGAGCTCGGAGTGCTCGCCGAGTCACGTGCTCGTACGTGGCACCGCAGGCTCAACGTGATCATGGACGACGACCACCTCAAGAGCCCGTATGAGGCATGGGCGCGCTCGATCGTGCGCCAATACCTGACGATCTCTGTGAATGCCTGGCGTTGGCAGGAGGCGTGGGAGACGTTACGATGTCGCCCAGCTCGCGATGCCCGCCATTCCCTACTCTGACGGGGCCAACGTACCTGACGCCGACCGCAGCGGGGTGAAGTCGCACTTGCAAATGGACGCGAAGTTCTACACGAGCTCGAAGTCGCATGAGCTCACAGTCGAGGATGAGTACATCGACACGGCCATCCTCGCTTCGGTGCTCGAGGTCAAGGGCCGGGTGTTGGCGATCGTCGAGGAGCTCGTGATCGGGCTCAGCCACTTGCACGGGCGCCCCATTACCGCTACGCGGACACTTGAGCCCACGGCCAAGACGCCCAACGGCAGGGTCAAGGGCGCCGACGACACTCACGTAGCTGTCATCCCCCTCAAAGGGGTGCTGCGCCCCGGGCCTTCGCTACTCGGCCTACTCTTCGGAGGCGGTGGCGGAGGCCTGGCGGCTTTTCGATCCGGCATGCGCGAGGCCGCCGCAGACCCCAAGGTCTCCGCCATCGTTATGGACGTGGATTCGCCAGGCGGCTTCGTCGACCTGATCCCGGAGACTGCAGCGGAGATCAGGTCCATTCGTGCGGAGAAGCCTGTAGTGGCGGTGGCCAACACGACGGCGGGTTCGGCGGCTTACTGGCTCGCTTCCCAGGCATCCCAAGTGGTCGCCTCGCCGTCGTCTGAGGTTGGCTCGATTGGCGTCTACCAGATCCACGAGAACATCTCCGATGCGCTGGCTCAACAGGGCATCGAGGTCACGATCATCAAGGCTGGCAAGTACAAGGTCGAGGGACATCCGTTCGCTCCCCTGGACTCCGAGGCCACCGACGCCATGCAGGCAGACGTCGATGGGTATTACGACATGTTCACTGCTGACGTTGCGAAGGGTCGCGGCGTTGATCAGACCGATGTACGAAGTGGCTATGGCGAGGGTCGTATGTTGCTCGCCCAGCGAGCCGTCAAAGCAGGTTTGGCGGATCGGGTCGACACGCTTGGCAACACCGTCAAGCGGCTGGCCCACCCCGGTGCGCGCGCTGCTCTGCAGCACGCCGATGCAGAGGCACTGCAGACCGATCCACCTGAGGCTCTCGAGCCTCCCTCCGACGTGATTGTGGACGTTCCACGTAGGCTCACATCAGAGGAACGGGACCGCGTGCTCTCTGCGTTGGCGGGCTAGCGGGCAACTACACGCACCGAGGAGGTTCAGCCAACGATGAGTGCCACAGCTGACCGGTCGCTGAACGAGCGACTCAAGGCGATCGAGAACGACCTGCGGGCCCAGCGGGCAGCGCGGGCGGAAGCGATCAACGAGCGCAATGCCGCTCGGGACAGCTTTGCCAAGAAGGACCAGCTCCAAGAGAACACCCACATCACCGAGGACCCCGACTTCAAGGCAGCCGAAGAGGCCGTCAAGCGGGTGGGCGAGATCGAGGACGAGATCGCCAGCCTCGAGCAGGGCCAGACCGGGATCCTGCGCATGCTGGGTCGCGATTCATCCAATGGCCACATCCAGCGTGACAACGGCGAGGGTGTTCCCACGGGTGGCTGGAATGGCCACGCACTGCTGGCCCAGGCTGAGGAGTTCCGCAGTGCTCTGGACAGTGGAGTGTTCTACTCAGAGAACCGTTTCGGCACGGTCAACATCGGCCAGATCTGTTCTCGCGAAGAGGCCGCTGGCTTCCTCTCGGGGCGCATGCAGGCGGCTGCACTCCCGACGGCACCTGCGGGCATCGTGGGTACCGACCAGGGTGCGATCGCTCCGGACGTGCGGGGCATCATCTCGCCGTTCCTGCTCCCGCTGACCCTGCTGGACATCATCCCGACCGGGACGACTGACTCCAACATCATCCAGTACGTCCAGGTTTCGGCTCTGCCCGGGTACGCCGCAGAAACCGCCGAACTCGCCCAGAAGCCCCAAGAAGGCATCACCCTGGTGGACGCCACCGCTCCGGTGCGCACGATCGCGGGCTACATCAAGATGGCCCGTCAGGCGATGGACGACATTCCGGCCCTGGCCTCGATGATCAACTCCCTGCTCCCCTACGACGTGCGCCGGCGCATGATGGTCCAGATGCTCGCGGGCGATGGCACCGGCCAGAACCTCACCGGCATCCTGAACACGTCGGGTATCGGTGCTCCGGCCTCCAGTGCCGGCCAGAACGTGGCCGATGGGATCCTCTCCGCGTTGACCACAGTGGTCCTCTCGGATGCGGACCCCAACTTCGTGGCCATGAACCCGCTGACCGCTCAGAAGCTCCTGGGCCTCAAGGCGACCAACACCGGCGACAGCACGGGCACCGTGGGTGACTTCGAGTACGTCTATGGCTCACCCTCGACCTCGGGGATTACGACCATCTGGGGTCTGCGGATCACGGCTAACCGGGCTGTGCCTCAGGCCACCCCGGTGGTCGGGGACGCGATGGGAGCAACGCTCCTGGTGCGTCAGGGCGTCAACGTCAAGACCTCTGACTCTGACCAGGACGACTTCGTCAAGAACCGGGTCACGATCCTGGCCGAGGCCCGGGTCGCCTTCCCGGTGTGGCGTCCGTCGGCATTTGCGAAGGCCCCGCTGGGCTAAGGAGGCAACGAACATGGCACGTAGAGCAACCAAAGACACGATCGCGTTCGAACCCGTTGGGGTTGTCCCCGGCGACGACACGGTCGTGCGGCGAGAGGTCAAGGCGGGGTGGGATATCCCCGACCACTACCAGCTCGAGAACGACGGCGATGCCGAGGAGTACGACGGTGGTATGACCGCCGGTCTCGGTGCCGCACCGCCGGCTTACAAGCACCAGCTCGACGATGACGGCAAGCTCCGTGAAGAGCACGCCGAGAAGCTCGGGCACGAGGACGAGGACGGCAACCCGGTGATCCGCCGTACTTCGGCTCGCAGTGCTTCGACTGGTTCGGGCCGGGGACGCAAGCCCTCGAGCTCGGAGGCCAAGCCCGAGAGCAAGAACCCGTCGTAAACCATTGGTTCGTGGCCACCGGGTGATCTGGCATGGCGTCTGCGCTAGTCCTGACCCCGGTGGCCACAGACAACTTTCTGCGAGCCAACGGCACGATCGCTGGCTCTAACAACTGGCTGGCGACCTCGGATGGGTCGATGGCGATCTCATCCAACGAGGCCATCGGCACCACTGCGGCCATCAGGGGCGACTTCCGTACCTCGGAGACCTACAACTCCGACCAGTACTCCCAGATCGTCATTGGCTCGGTCAACAACATTGCAGGCTCGTTCGTAGGCCCAGCGGTTCGCTGCCAATCCGATACCTCGAGCTGCTACGTGGCGGTCTTCTTCGCCGATGGAACGCCGCCGCACATCAACCTCTACAAGCGCACTGCGCCCGGTGCGTTCACGCTGCTGGCCGACCACAAGATGCCCATCGGCACGATCAGCGCCGGAGACACCCTGACGCTCATCGCCGAGGGCTCCCAGCTCACAATTCAGGTCAACGGCGTTGGCGCGTTCACGCTGATTGATACGAGCATCCCCAGCGGCGGCACGCCTGGCATCACGAGCTTCCACGCGATCACGCTGGACAACTGGGTCGGCGGCAATGCATCGACCCCTGCGCTACCTGCAGCTGCGGCCACGGACGGCTTCGTTCGTGCCAACGGGGGCATGTCCAGCGGTCAGTCGGTGTGGGCGATCATGACCGGCTACCCGGCCGTCGATATCCCGATCGTGAGCAACGAGCTCAACGTGACCACCGGCAGCCACGCCGCCGACGCACGTACGGATGCCTTCCCCGCCGACCAGTGGTCTTCGGTTATCCGAGGGTCGGTTGACGTGAACGCCACGGGCTTCGTGGGGCTCGTGCTGCGCGTCAATGCCGGTCTGAACAGCGGCTATCTGGGGTGCTACTTCGGCCACGCCGAGAACATCAGCAACGCCAGCAACGCGAACTCGAGCTACCGCATCTATCGCTTGGATACGGGGACCTCCACGCTGCTGGCAGCGTGCGGCTCAAAGGCCGACAACGGTGCGACGTTCAACCCGGCCGGGACGAAGTACACGTTCGTCGTCGAGGGCACCAGGCTGTCGTTCCGGGTCAACGACAAGGAAGTCTTGGCCACTACCGACACCACCTACACCACGGGCGAGCCGGGCATCATGAACTTCCCGACTGCGACGGCCGACAACTGGAGCGGTGGGGCCGTTGCGGCCGGCACCACGCCAGCGGCGATCACGGCTACGGCGTTCGCGACTGCACAGGCCTCGGGGCTGGTCAGGGGCGGTGGATTCCCCAACGCGGTGAACACCCAGCAGATCGGGATCGGAGGGGCCAGCCCCACCTACTCCCCTGCGACCGTGGCCGGCGATGAGTTCCGCCCCGATGCCCGCACGCTCGTGCACGTCAAGAACGGTTCTGGTGCCTCGATCACGGTCACGATCCCGGCCTATGGCTCTGGTCCTGGCGGCAACCCAGTGGCCAACCGGACGGTCAGCGTTCCTGCTGGCGGCGAGCGAGTCATCGGACCCTTCGATCCCTCTGGCTTCTCGGCTCCCGACGGATTGGCCATGCTTCTTTACTCTGCCGTGACGTCGGTTACCGTGGCGGTGCTGAAGATATGACCGTCGCAGCAGGCACCCAGTTCACGGCCTACCTTGCCGATCCGGGAGGAGACACGGTGGGGGTCGGCGCGCGCATCGAGGTCCCGGTTACGCGAGCGATTGTGTCCTCGTTCGTGTCCGGAACGCTGAGCGGAGCAATGTGGAGCGCAGTTCTCGATGCCCCTGGGACGCCCGGTGAGTACCTGATCGTCTGGATGACGACCCAGCCCACCGACCCCCCTCCGTTCCCGATCTTCGTGCCCGTGACCGCCACCATGGGGCCGGCAGCGCCCACGGTCGGCGGCGAGCCCGACTATCCCAAGGTCCAGCCCTCTGACGTCTACCCCACGCTCGAAGAGGTGGCGATTCTCGAGCGCACCCGCACCCGGGGAGACGACGGGACCTTCTACGACACCTTCAATGGCCAGACGTGGCCCACCGACACCGACGTGGGCGCCGTCATCGACACGGCGGTCAACCTGACCCTGGCTCAGCTGCGCGAGGACTTCAACCCGCTCTTCTACGAGCAGGTCAAGGACATGTGCGCCCTGCAGACGGCGATCCTGATCGAGACCTCGTTCTTCCGCAATCAGGAGTACGCCGAGCGGGTCTCCTCCTGGCGGATTCTGCTGATGCAGGGCATGGAGGGAATCAAGCACTCGATCGAGGTCGACCGAGCTCAAGCCGTCGTATTCGCCGGGATGGAGCCACGCCAGCCCGACTGGGACACCGACCCGTGGCTGTGGTCGATGTAGATGGCCAAGACCGTTATCGGCGCTGGTGGGACCCGGGCCTACGTCAACTGGTTCGGTGGGCGCATCCTCACCGAGCTCGAGCTGGCGACGGTCAATACGGTGCGCGCGGCTACGCGAGCGGCCGCTAACCACGCCCGAGCCAACCACCCGTGGCAGAACCAGACCGGAGAGCTCGAGGACAGCATCTTCGCGGCCGAGCCCGAGATCAAGGGCGACCACGTGTTCGCGATCTGGGGAGCTCACTACCCGGCCCTGTATCTCGAGTACGGGACGGTGAAGATGCCGCCCTACCCATTCCTGCGTCCTGCGGCCGATGCCGCCTACAGGCTCATCAACTTCGCCGGGGCAATCCGCCACGAGATGAGTGGCTCGACCGACCTAGGTTCGATCTTTCTGGAGTAGTGATGCCCGACCGCCTCTCCGCCATCCTGAACTTCCTCCAGGCCGACACCGATCTCGCCCAGATCGTCAAGGGCCGCATCTATGACGAGGAGCTGCCCGACAACATCGTCTCGCGGATGCCGATGCCGGTGGTCCTGCTGCTGACGGCGGGCGGCGGCGGCAACATCGGTGCTCCGACCAATGACTTCTCCGATCAGCGCGTGGACGTGCGCTGCTATGCCTGGAAGACGCTCGAGTCCTGCCGGGCGCTCGAGCGCATGACCTACGACCTTCTCCGCAACCTCACCCGCGTCGTCGTCGGAGACACGCTGCTGCACTGGTGCGTCTCGGCCGGCGGTCCCATCCCAGTGCGTTCCCAGACGATCACATGGCCCGGTGGCGTGATCGATCAGTCGACGCACTGGCCCTACATACAACGGTCCTGGCAAGTGCTGGCGGCCGATATCCCAGTTCCGGTCTAAGGAGGAGGTTTGGCAGCAATAAGCACACAGCAGATTGGCATCGGGGGCATCACGCCCACCTATGCCGCAGCCACGGCCGGTGGCGATACGTTCAGCCCCGAAGGCCGTACGTTCCTGCACGTCAAGAACGGCGGAGGCGCGTCGATCACCGTGACGATCACGGCCGTGGGCTCCGGTCCCGGTGGCAACCCGGTGTCTAACCGGGTGGTCTCGGTGACCAACGCCCAGGAGCGGATGATCGGGCCGTTTGATCCCGCTGGCTTCGCCGACGCCAACGGCAATGGCGCGATCGCCTACTCGGCGGTCACGTCCGTGACGATCGCAGCTCTGAGGTTGTAGCCATGACTCATCTGCTCATGTTCATCAGCTCGAGCCCCCACCCGTTCAACGATGGGTTGGTCTTCGATCCTGACAACAACCAAGAGCCGGTCATGCACGGCGGCACCTTCACCGCCGAGGACGACCGCTATGACGTGCTGACGGCCGATCCCTATACCGCAAGCCTGATCCAGGAGGTCACTACCGACTACTCCACGATGTCTCGAGCCGAGCTCGAGCAAGCTGCCCGCGACGCGGGCGTCGAAGACCCCGACGACTGGGAGCAGTACCCGACGGAGGGGAGCCTCTCAGTGGCGATCGAAGCGGCCAACGCTCCGGGCGCTCAACAGGCCTCGGTAGCACCGGAGACGGCGCCACCAGCTGAGCCGGGGGCCGACGAACCCACTCCCCCCCCACAGGAAGGACAGTAGATGGCTGCTCCCTTCGAAGTCATTGCAGCGCCGTATGACGCCTACGTGGCTCCATTGTCGACGGCGTTCCCGGCTCTCGATGCTGCACCCGCAGTGGCATGGAAGCTGATCGGGACCGCTGGCTCACGCAACCAGACGGACACCGGCGTGACCGTGACGAACTCGCAGACGGTCGGCGAGTTCACACCGGGCGGCTCGACGGTGGTCCGCAAGCGCTGGCGCCAGGCTGAAGGCCTGACGGTCGCGCTATCGGTCGCGGACATGAGCGTGACCCAGTACGCCAATGCGGTCGACGCTGCGGTCACGGTCGTGGCTCCCGGCACCACGCAGGCCGGCGAGTCGCACTTCGAGATGTTCCGTGGTACGCAGGTTGCGGCATACGCGCTGTTGGTGCGAGGGATCTCGCCCTTCAACGACGCATTCGTCGCCCAGTACGAGGTTCCCTCGGTGCACCAGATGGGTTCACCGGCGCCGAACTTCTCCAAGCAGAACCCAGTCGAGCTCGCGCTCGAGTGGCACGCCTACGAGCTCACAATCGGCAACCTCTGCGTCTTCCGTGCGCAGAGCGCTGTCCACACATAGCAGGACCACACACGCATGGCGGACCGAGTCCAAGCTGCAATAGCCAAGGCCATCCGTCTCAACGCCGAGGCTCGCCTGCACAAGACCCAGGCTGAGTACCACCGGCGGGAGGCCAAGCGCAAACAGATCGCGCTGGCCAAGTTCATCCAACGCTGCAGCGAGCTCGGAATCACGGTTGTGCTGCAGCCTCGCGCACCTATGCCAGGAGGCACCAGTGGCGACCAAGACGACCAAGCCCAAGCCACCGGTGGATCACATCCACGAGGTGGCGCGGGAGAACGCAGCACGCCAGGCCCAAGAGGTCAACGAGGGCAACGGCAGCCCGCGCGCGCCCGTCGAGAGTAAGCCCACCGCAGAGCCGCTGCTCAAGCTCTCCACGGCGCTCGAGCCTCGGCCCACGATCGAGATCGACTCAGTCAACTACGAGCTACGCCATCGGCGTGAGTTCTCGATCATCGAGCAGCATCAGATGCAGGTCGAGGGCGACGAGTTCGACGGGCTCTGGGAGCGCAAGGAGCAGCTGAACTCCAAGCAGCGCCAGCGCCTCAAGAACGTCCTGGACTCGATGTACGAGAAGGTCCTGCTCGCCCCCAGAGAGGTCAAGGATCGCCTCGACGATGAGTCTCGCCGGGCGGTGGTGCTCACTTTTACGAGAGCGCCGTTGCTGATGTCGGAGATCGAGATGGGGCCGATGGAGGACGACGAGGACAGTCTGCTGACCTCGGATACGTAATCGCCAAGCTCCACCGCTTCTATGGCCCCGCTCCCAACTCCACCGGCAGCTGGCTCGATATCCCCGAGTGGCTGTTTGCTGCCTACGACCTCGCTGCCCCCCGGCTCGAGGCCGAGGAATCCCAGCTGCTGCTCAAGACGCTCATTGCCGGGACGGGCCACATGAAGGACGAGCACTTCGCCCAGTTCCAGCGCCAGCTCGACCGCATTGCTTCGGGTGGCGAGGAACGCACCAGCGGCATTGGCCGGCCACGCACCGCCGACGAGATGCGCATGCTCGTGCGTCAGCTGGGCCTGAGCGGCTTCAAGCTCGATATTGAGGGAGATAGTCAATGAGCGCCCCGAAGGGGCTTAGAACGGCTTACACGGCCTCTGAGGGGGTGTAGCGAGTGCCTGAGTACCTGGGCGATGCGCTGTTTGAGCTGAGGGCCAACGTCGCCCCGCTTCGCCGGACCATGGCGGAGGCCGAAGCGATCACGATGGGCTCGGTCCGCCGGATGGAGACGGGACTGGCCGGCGGCCTGGGCCGCATGTCCTCCCGCTTCTCGACGGTCGGCCACAGCATGACCCGAGGGCTGACGATCCCGATCATCGGGATTGGTGCCGCTGCCGGGAAGATGGCCATCGACTTCCAGGCGGCGATGGAGAACATCCACACCCAGGCGGGTGCATCCCAGAAGGAGGTCGACAAGCTCTCGGTCAAGGTCCTGGCGCTGGCCAAGACGGTGCCCTACGGACCCGTCCCGCTCGCCGATGCGCTGTACCACCTCGAGTCGATCGGGCTGCGGCTGAACAAGAGCTTCGAGCAGGTGGGGCTGCAGACCCGCAAGCAGATTCCGCTGATGCAGGTCCTCAAGGTCGCAGCCGAGGGCGCGGCGGTTGGCCACGCCAACCTCGAGCAGACGACCACGGCACTGGGCTCGGCCTGGCTGTCGGGGATCCAGGGCGCTCAGGACCTCGGCAAGACGATGGGGACCCTGAACGCGATCGTCGGTACCGGGAACATGCGCATGGGCGACCTGGTCACCGCGCTCGGTACCGGTGTGCTGCCGATGGCCAAGCTCGCCGGCCTCTCGCTCAAGGACGTGGGCGCGGCACTGGCGATCATGTCCGACGAGGGCTACAACGTCAGCTCGGCGGCGACCCAGATGGGCACCGCGCTGCACTACCTGTTTGACCCGACCAAGAAGGCCTCCGATGCACTGGGCGCGATCGGGCTCAAGACCGGGCAGCTGGCCGGGGACATGCACAAGCCCGAGGGCCTGCTCACCGCACTGCGCGACCTCCAGAGCCACCTCGATGCGACCTTCCCCAAGAGCGGCGGCCATGCTCTCACTGCTGACCAGATGGCCGCAGCGGTGCAGAAGTTCTCAGACCAGATGGCAGGTGCGGGCCTGCACGGCAAACGCCTAGCCGATGCCGTCGACAAGTACAAGGCCAAGCTGAAAGAGCTCGGCTCGGCCCAGACCGCTCAGGAGGCGGTGCTGGGCGACATCTTCCCGGCCGGTCGTGGCCGGGTGCTGCTGGTGCTGATGAACCAGCTCGCCAACTACGAGTCCAAGCTGCACCAGATTGGGGTCAACCAGGGGCGCTTCGGCGAGCAGGTCCGGCGTACCCAGGAGACAGCGGCCTACAAGATTCACCAGGCCTGGGCCTCGATTCAGTCTGACCTGACCAGCATCGGAGAGAAGGTTCTCCCGATCGCGGCCAAGGGCGTGGCGATGGTCGCCAACGAGGTCGACAAGGTCGTCAACGCCTTCCAGCGACTCTCTCCCGCCACCCAGAAGGCGATCGTCACCGGTGGCCTGATCGTGGCTGCGGTGGGGCCGGCGATGCGCGTGGCCTCGTTCTTCCTCGGTGGCATGAAGCTGTTCGTCAACGGCGTCGAGAAGGCCTGGGGCCTGGTCAAGGGCATGGGCGCCCTGGCGACTGGCCGGGGTGCCGGCGGTGGCGGCTCGAGCATGGTCGCTCAGATGCGCGTGGCCGAGATGGTCGTGGGCAACATGACTGGTGCTGGCATGCCGCCGATGCGCGGTGGCGCGCCCACCATGACCGGGACGCGGGGGACGACTGGGACCTTCTCGGCCCCGCTCGGTGGTGGAGAGCGCAGCGTCCCAGCGGGCAAGCCCCACTTCCGGCCTACCGCTGCGCAGTTCTATCCACCGGTCTATGCGCCTCCGCCGCGCAGGATGTTCCCGACCTCGGCCGGCAAGTCACCGATGATGGCCGGAGCCGAGGCCGCTGGTCCGCTGATGACTGCCGAGAGGGAAGCATCGGTTGCGTCCGGATTTGCCAAGGCCGGGGGTATGGCTCTGCGTGCAGCGGGCGTTGCAGGCATGGCGGCATTGTTCGCTCCTGCTGGGGCGACGCTGGGCAAGGCTCTGTTCCGTTGGCTCAATGGTCCCGAGCCCAAGGGCTTTGGTGAACAGTTCGCCGACAAGGTCACCGATCCCTGGGGCTCACACCTCAAGAGCAGGTTCACCAAGGCACTGACTGACGCTCGAAACGATCTTGAGAAGTCACTACGTGATCTGCCCGGTGCCCAGGCCAAGGGGCCGACCGGCATGGGTGGTCCGGGAGATCAAGTTGTTCTCAACCGGCTACTGAGACAGGGGACAGGTCAGACTTTCGGCGCGGGTAGTACTCAGCTCACCCCTCAAGAGCAACATGAGATTGATGCGAAGTACACCCGGGTCGGGCGTCTTGCGGGCAAGGTGACCGTTAGTGAATTGTCAAAGGTCAAGTTCATTAGCCCACCCACGCTGCTCAGAGACTTCCAGGGTTCGCTTGACAAGCTGCCGCGACAGGCACGAGGTAAAGCCGCTCAGACGATGCTGCAGTTCGCTCACGGGCTGGTAGAGAAGGGCAAGCTACCGGCTAAGGACTTTGACGCAATCATCCAGGTGCTCGAGCAGCGCTATCCCGAGCTCGACAAGTTCCTGCGTACTCACGGTTTACAGACGGCCAAGAACTTCGCCGACACCATGAAGTTCGATACGGCCAGCAAGAACCTCAAGGAGACGCTGGGGGGCATGGCCAAGAACTTCGGTTACCTGGATGTGTCAACCAAGATCGACTCCAAGAATCTGTGGAGGAACGTCACCACTGCGGTTAGTGACATCAAGCGGGATATGAACTCGGACATCCCCGGGATTCGCAAACGAGCCACCGCTGAGTTCAGATTGCTCAAGCGGCAGGTCAGCGAAGACATGGGTGACATGGCCAAGCAGGTCGAGAATAAGGCCGGCAACATGAAGGACTCTCTACGCGACGGATCGCAGAAGGCCAAAGACGCTGCCACCGACAACTTCAACCAGCTGGCCACCAACATCAACGCGGCAGTCAAGTCCGGAGCCCTGGCCACACAGACCGCGACCGGCCTCCTGGTCGATGCCCTGAATGCCACCCTGGTGGCCTTCGGAGCAGCCCGGGTCCCCAAGGCTGCGTTCAAGGATGCAGCGAGCGTCGAGAGCTACCTGAAGTACCTCAACACGGGCAGGGCGGGGGGTAGTGGTCATGGCACCCAGGCTGCCCGGGGTCTGCTGCAGATCGGCAACCCGGGGGATCGTGGAGCCGACGACGTACCCGTGAACATCCTCGCCGGCCGAGGTGAGCGGGTGGCCGTGTTCAACGCAGCCCAGCAGGCGGTCATGGATCGAGCCCTGGCTCCGATGGGTGGAATGCAGGGCATGTTCGCCAACGTCACCCAGCCCCACTACGCAACCCCGCGCTTCAGCACGGGAGGACCAGTGCCCAACTGGTCGCGGCCCAAGTTCGCCGGCGGTGGCTTCGCGACGATGGTCAAGGAAGCCAACTCCATCGACGCCAAGCACTACTCCTACGTGCTCGGTGGCGGGCACAACATGTCCTTCAGCGGTCCCTACGACTGCTCAGGAGCCGTCTCAGCGGTCTTGCACTCGGCGGGGCTACTGCGTAGCCCACTGGCCTCGCAGGAGCTCTCTACGAGCTTCCTGCCGGGTCCTGGCCTGATCACGATCTATGCCCACGGCCCCGATGGCCCCACCGGCCACGCGATCATGAGCCTGGGTGGCCGGTTCTTTGGTACCTCGGGTTCCAACCCCGGAGGTGGCGCGGGCTGGTTCGATAGGCCGAGCGACAGCTATCTGGCGGCGTTCCAAGTTCGCCATGCCCCAGCTTCGGGAGGTCTGATCCCCACGCCGAAGATCGCGGGCAAGGGCACGATCCCCACGCTCGCTCGGCGAGCCGTGAAGATGGAGGCCGACGCGGCCAACAAGATGGTTCTGCGCTCGATGCCCACCGGTCCCATGACCGGCGATGGCGGTGACTCTCTCGGTGGCGGCGTAGTGGGGCCGGTAGTTACAGCGTCTTGGTACTCCGACCATGGAACCGGTGCTGGTGGTCTAGTTCCCGATGTTCAGGCGGTTCAAGGTTTCGCTGAGCTTTCCAATCCGCCCGCGTCTCATAACTGGAGCGCACTTGGTGGATTGCCATTCGGCACGAACATTGAAGTTGGTTATGGAGGCAGGCACATCGTCATCCCGAAACTCGATGTGGGTGCTGGTGGCGCAGGCGTCAACGGTCACGTTCGAGCTATCGACTTTACGGGTCCTGCGAAGGACGCATTGAATTTCCCTGGCTTAGCTGATGTGACCTGGCGACTGCACAGCGGCGCAGGCACCAGCGGGGGTCCTAGGTCTGCTCGCCAGCTGGGCCTCAATTCCCGTGGTGGCTTCATCCCGATGGCTCGGGGTGGCTTCATTCCTGCTGCAACGGGGCACATGGCCACAGCGCCCCGCCAGCGAGGGTCCGGATATGGAACCGGACGCCCAGGCCACCGCCGCCACTCGGTGGTCAGCCCATCCACGGGCCGGCAGCTGGGGGTTCTGAGCAAGGCCGGTGCCAAGGTCAACGCACTCGAGCAAGACATCGCCACCTGGACCGCCCGCTTCAACTCGATGTCGGGTCGCTTCTCCACCGACGAGGGCCAGCTGCAGTTCCTCGCTGAGGACGGCTCGCTCAACGCGGCCGGGATTGCCAAGAAGCTCCAGGACGACCAGACCCTCTACATCATCGCCTACCGCCTGTGGCAGGACTACCTGCACGAGATCGGGCCGGTGAGCAACGAGCTGCGCAAGTGGCTGGGCGTTCGCAGCCACACCCAGAAGGAGATCGACACGCTCAACAGCAAGCTGACCAAGAACCGAATCAAGGAGGTCAACCTCGAGCGCGCGCGCCAGGCGCTGAGCAAGCCCACCAAGGACGTGGTCGGGGCGCTGCGCGACGCAATCAAGAAGGTCAAGCACTACTGGGACCCGCGCATTCTCGCCGCCGAGGGCAAGGTCAAGCACTTCCAACCCCGAACGGTGCCCCCGCTGTATCGGGGCACCAACAAGACCAAGCGGGCTCAGAACCAAGCTGCACGAGCAGCGGCGATCAAGTGGAACTCTGACCACAAAGGGGCTCTCCAGGGCGAACTCAACGACGCCCGCCTACGTGAGCGAGGGGCTCTGCTCCCGCTCAACGAGGCGCTCGACAAGGCCAACACCAAGAACCGCAAGCGCAAGAACGACATTGCCAAGCTGCGTTACCAGTACAACCGCGAGCTCTCGGGCCTCCGTGCCAACGACGTGACGATGCACACTCGGGTCAAGACGCTGAAGGGCGTGCTCGCGGGCGAGCCTGGAGCCACCGGCGACGTCGAGGTCGATAAGTCGATCTCCTTGCTCGAGGGCGTGGCCGACAAGCTGGGCACCGTGGTCTGGAGCGATCAGGGCAAATTCATGCGCATCGACACCCAGAGCCAGGGCGCAGCGTATGACCAGCGCACCCAGGTCGAATCGCTGGCTACGTCGGTCGGTCAGGACAAGCTGCTCAAGGTGGCGCCCGCTCAGGACACGATCGACAACTCGGTGCTCGCTGGCTACTACCAGGACATCGCCCAGCAGAACGCGCTCAAGTTCGCGATCAGCCAGGCCCAGACCGCCGCGTTGCGGGGCATGCCCATCTACCCGGGGTTCGGTGGACGCCCGCCGTCGTTCGGAGGAATCGCCCTGCCTCCCTACGCGGGCTCGTTTGCCACCGGTGGAATCGTCCCCGGGCCACTCGGTGCTCCTCGTACGGCGATCGTCCACGGTGGCGAGATCATCAAGGCGCCCGATGTCAACAACAACGTCAAGGTCTCGCTCGAAGACTTCCGTACTCGAGTGCAGGTCGACGACGTCGAGCACGTTATGGACATGGTCAATCGGCGTATGACCCGCAGCGTCCAGCGCCGGCTACCTGGCAACGGAGGAGGAATTCAGCGGTGACCTTCGGCCTAGTTCTGGACCCGCCCGAGGCCAACACGGCGTTCAACCCGAACGTGATAGTCGGCACCCACTCGCAACTCGATCTCAACAGCGGCCCGATCCGTGTAGACCAGGCAGGGATCGACTGGGGCGATGCGGCCATCACGGCGTTCATGGCCGAGCAGGGGCGCATCGGTGCCTCGCCGGTGGACTACCTGATTCCCAACCGCACGATCGTGATTCCACTGGCCGTGTTCACCGACGAGCTCTCGGGCGTGACCTACGACCAGGCCAAGCGCATGCTCACGGCCAAGATCGGGCGCATCCAGGCCGAAGGGGGGGTGCTCAAGCGCACGACCGACACGGGCGCCTACAGCCCCATCTATGCCGACATCGTGGACGCGGCGCTCAACTTCCCCGACGTCTGGGGCGAGACAGCGGAGTTTGAGACCAACGTGCGCCTCACGCTCACGGCGTTGCCCGACTTCTACGGCCAGGAGATCACGCTGGACACGGTCACGTCCACGGCGTTCGGTGACTTCGGCGGCGTGCTGCAACAGAACGGCAGCCAGGCCTTCATCGCTGGCGACTTCCCTGCGCGCACGCGCATCGTGGTCACCAATGGTGCGGGGGGAGCCGAGCAGCACGCGATGTTCGGAGGCTTCCGCTCTCGCTACTCACCGCCGCAGGACGGCAGCCACACCGCCTACCGAAACGCTGCCCCGCTGATCCTCGACTCGTCCAACCTCTACGCCGGGACGATCCTGACCACGCTGGTCTCGACCGGGCTGACGGGTGCTACCAACGGCACGGCGGGCAGGCAACAGGGTCTGGCGCAGGGCACCTGGGTGCCGGTTGTGGACCTCGCAGTTCCCCACGTGCCTTCGCTCTGGGACAACCTCACCCACATTGGGACCTATCGAGTTCTGGCCCGTGTCTACACGACCAACGGCAATGCGCCCGGCTCGTCAGATCCACCCATTTTGCTTCGCCTGGCCTGGTCGACCAGTCCTGCGCCGTACAAGACGATCAACCCCATGGTGCAGATCCCAGGCTCACAGGCCTTCTTCATCATGGACCTGGGCCAGGTGATCCTTCCACAGCTGCCGGGACAGCCGAACAACCCATCGACCTGGGCAGCCTCGATCCAGGCCTACGGTACGCCGGGGCTCAGCGCGAAGGACGTATACATCGACCGGCTGTGGTTCGTGCCCCTCGACGAGGGCTCGTGGTTCCCCACCGCACCCCCACTACTGGTCACCGGAGTCCAGCCCCTAGTCGGATCCGACACCTTCGACACCATGACTGCGGGAGCGGGAGTCAATGGTCGAACGGCAGCCTCGGGCGGGACCTGGAGCAGCTCAGGTGGGACCGGCGACCTCGTCGCAGTGGCTCAGCCCAATGGGTTTGCCCTGACGCGCACGACGGTCAGTGATGGCCCCGGCAACCCCACCGCCGGCCGCTTTGCGGTGCTCAGCTATAGCGCGACGAACGTCGAGGTCCAGTGCGACTTCTACTTCGGTGGCGCCCTGACCTCGGCGACCTTCTTCAACCAGGCAATCTTTGCTCGCTACAACGCCGGCAAGTCCTGCATCCTGGTGGCCAGCTACTCCAACGGCGCTGCTGCGCTGAACCTGTGGGTCGCTTACGGCGCGGGTCTGGTGGCGCAGCTGGGGTCGGCGCCGATCCTCAACTACCACGACACCTGGATGACGCTCAACCTCCGGGTGCTGTTCGGTGGCCAGGCCTTCGGTCAGCTGTTTACCCGAGGCGGGCAATCCCCGATCGTCGTGCTTCAGGGCTGGCATCAGGAACTCGCCAACCCGAGTGGCTCGCTGGCTACCGGCAATGTGGGCATCAACGACCACGCCCCTGGCACTGGGGCCGCTTCGCGCTACTACGACAACTTCTCGGTCCGCAGCGCAAACTCCGACGCCGTGCTGGCAGCGCCGTCAGGCGCTGGCCCCGCAGAGCTCCGTTCGGATGGCTTCTTCCGGGATGGGATTCCGATGTCTCGTCGTACGGGCGACTACCCGCGCCTGCCCGTCTCGGGGCTCGAGGGTCGCCCAGTCGAGATGCTGCTCAAGACCTCGCGAGGCGACCTGGCAAGCGTGGCCGACTCGGGCTTTGACCCCTTCACCGCCCAGGTCAACTATCGACCCTGCTGGCTGCTGGGCCAATGAGAGTCCGGGAGCGCATGCCCCTGCGCCTCAATGGCGAGGTCCAGGTTTTCAACGGGCCCTACGCGCGCTGGGCCGGGGATGCTCGCGACCCCAACAATCTGCCCAACGGCCTGAGCTTCTCGACCACGATGCCGGGAGGCTTTGAGTCGGCCAGCGTCAGCCTGCCTCGCGACATGCGCCGCTTCTTCGCTGACATCGGAGAGTTCGACACCGTGCGGTGGAAGGGCGTAGGCGGCGACATCGCCTGGGAGGGCCGCATCCAGGCCTCTCCGCGCCAGAGCGGCGATCAGAGCTCGGTCAACGTCGAGCTCGTGGGCTGGCAGTCGCACCTCGATGACAACACCTCAGCTCGAGAGATCTACATAGATTCGAGCTTTGCCAACTGGACGGCGATCACGTCGTCACTGAAAGCTGCGGACTACATCGCCGGTGCCGACGCTGACGATGGGAGCACGGTCTCCGACCCCACCACAGGCCTGCCGGCGCTGTCCGTCGGATTCAGTGGCCCGTGGGTTCGGACGCACGAGTGCAAGATGATGTACGACGCCAAGGGCATTCCCCTGAGCAGTCTCTACTACGCGTGGATGCGACCGGCCGACCCTACGGGGACTACAGCGTCGGCGATCGACCCTGCCGACAACAACTGGAACTGGTACGTCTACCTGGCCCACGACCCCAACCAGACCGCCTACCAGATCGTTACAACGCTACGTGCAGCCGGGCCAGGCTCAGGTGTGTTTACACCCACCGACCCGGCTCATACGGTCGCGTATGTCCTCTTGAGCTACCAGGGGGGCGGAGGCATCGAGGCCGTGAACTATGCGCTCAACTGGACCTTCCTAGGCGTGGTTGGTCGTTCGGGCATCCCCATCGCAGGCGCACTTGGCCAGAGCGGAGGCATCGGGGTTCTGGCCTCCGACGTCGTGGCTAATGCGCTGGCTCGCTGGGCTCCGCTGCTCGACTTCAGCATCGGGCCAACAGGCACGATTCAGCCCACCACGTTCGTCATCCCGCAAGCGGCCTACTTCGATCCCACCACGGTCTCGGAGATGATCAAGGACGTCAGCAAGTACGACCTGCTCGACTGGGCCGTATGGGAGGGCCCGATGTACTACATGAACGGCTGGGGCCAGCGTGGCCGCAACTGGGTCTCGAGAGTTCGTGAGGCGCAGCTGGCAGACACGGGGCCCCAGGTGGATCGCATCTACAACGGGGTGATCATCACCTATGCCGACGAGGTCGGTACCTCCCGTTCGGTGGGCCCACCCGGTGCCAACACCCAGTACACCGATGCGAGCCTGTACGACCCAGACCCCGCAAACCCGGCTACGGCTGCGGGCATTACGCGCTACACCCCGCCGCTGAACGTCAACACGTCCGAGCTCCAGGGGGCAATCAGCATCGGCGCTCGCTACCTGGAGGAGCTCAAGAGCTCGAACACCGCCGGCCAGGCCAACCTGATCGGCTACGTCGAGGACGCCACGACCGGAGTCTCGTGGCCCTCCTGGATGGTTCGAGCCGGCGACTGGATCACCTTCCTCGATGCCTCCGATACCAGTGCGCGGCGGATCGTCAAGACCCAATACGACGATGCGAGCAAGGCCAATTCGATCAGCCTGGACTCGCCCCCTGACGACATCCAGGCACTGCTCGAGCGCATGAATGCCTTCGAGCTCAACATCTCATGATGGCCAGCAACGGACAGCTACCCGCCTCCTCGCTGGCCCCCATCGCTCAGGGACAACTACGCAAGGACTGTGCGGCGGCTTGGAACGCCATGAACGTCGAGGCGCGAGAGCGTGGGCTCGAGCTGTACCCCACCGGCTCGAAGTCTTCCTACCGCAGCTACGCCCAGCAGCAGGAGCTCTACGCCCTGTATCTGAGCGGGAGAGGCAACCTCGCTGCCGTTCCCGGCACGAGCAACCACGGCTGGGGCACAGCGGTGGACCTGGCCACTCCGCAGATGCGCGTGATGGTCGATCAGATCGGCGCCAAGTACGGCTGGTCTAAGCAGTGGTCGGATGCTCAGAGCGAGTGGTGGCACATTCTTTACCAAGCCGGCCATTGGACCGGGGAAGATCCGGGACCATATGGGCAGGCAACACCAGCACCTATCCCCACACCTCCGGAGGACACCGTGGCACTAGCAGTCGGAACCATGAAGGACGGCCGGTTCGAGGTCTTCGTCGAGGACAAGAGCGGCCAAATCTGGCACGCATGGCAGGCGAAGGAAGGCGGCTGGGCCGGCGCCGAGAAGGGCAAGAACGCCGCCTGGTACAGCCTGGGAACACCTGGCGCCAAGTAATGGATATCCGCCTGGCCGATATCTCGGAGTATCAGGACATCGATGCTGGCGCCTACCTCAGGGGCGGTCATACCTGCCTGATTGTGCGGGCCCACAACGGCAACCGACCCGACTACAAGTGGCCGGCACGCAGGGACTATCTGCGGGGCTTCAAGTTCGACGCTCTGGGCTGGTACCAATATCTGGTCGACGAGGTGACCTCGGTGGCGCAGGCGCGCGCTTTCATTGCGACAGTGGGGCCGATTCGCGACAACGAGTTCGTGATCGTCGATTCAGAGGAGGGTGCGGGTGACCAGACGGACCGGATACAGGCGTGGGTAGACATCGTCGATCCCCACTACGGCCAGCCCAGCACGCTCTATGCGTCTGAGAGCTGGTTCAACGACAAGCTGGGCGGCGCTGCTCGCTGGCGTCGCCCTCGGTGGGTGGCTGCTTATCGCTCGACTGAGCCGACGCTCCCCCACGAGCTCTGGCAGTACACCGACCGATCCGGTCTGCCGGGGATATCCGGTGAGGGCGGTGACGGCAACCTGTTCCACGGGACGGCTCAGGAGTTCGCCAAGACCTTCTGCGGCGCGTCTACGCCGAGGCCCGAGCTGCCTGCCGACGTACACGCGCTCGATGTGGGCACGATGCCCGACGGTCGCCAGGAGATCTTCGTGCAGCTGAAGTCGGGCGAGATCCAGCATCGCTGGAATGCCAAGGACGGGGGCTGGGTGGAGGGCTGGCACTCGCTGGGGACCCCGGGTCGGTGAGGGAACACCAAGTCGCTCTCTGGGCGGGGGTCAGCGCGTTCTTCGGGAGCGTGCTGGCGATCGGTGCGATCGACATCTTCAACCCCAGCGACCTGATCAGGTTCACGGGGTCGGTGCTCGTGGCGCTCGTGACAGCGGGCGGCGTCTATGCCAAGCAGCGGCTCGATGACGCCAAACGCGAAGAGCAGGAATCGAAGAAATGAGTATTCTGACGCCAGCGTTGGAGTGTGCCTCTCTCCTCGCTGCATCGGGTAGGAGGGCGCCTCACGCGAGCACGGTCCACCCTTTCACCAGGCTCGCGAGGCGCCCTTCGATCACGAGACGCCTAACGAAAAACGGTGGCGCCGGGGAGCTCTGGGGTATATAATTCGTATACGGCCGGACTGCGGATCGGTCCGGTGGGGGCGGCATGCTCGTGAGGTAACTCATACGAAAGGGGAGTGATGGCTGGACCTATCAAGGCCAGCAAGATCCGCTCCGAGCGCGTCGATTGGCTCTGGGAAGAGCGCATACCTCGGAGGATGATCTCCGTGGTAGCGGGACGCCCCGATCAGGCCAAGGGCCTGTTTGCCATTGCGGTCGGTGCCGATGTGACGAAACAGGGTGGCAACGTTCTACATTCGGCGATCGAGGACTCACGCTCGATCATGACCAAGCCCCGCTATGAAGCGGCGGGGGCAGACCTAGACCGGGTCGATCTGTGGCGCTTCTCGCTCCCAGCTCAGCTGACTGAGCTCGAGGCGCAGATCAACGCCAACGACATCGACCTGCTGGTAATCGATCCGTTCGCAGCCCACCTGGGTCCGGGCGTATCCAGACACTCCGACAACATCCGCACGGTGCTCAACCCGCTGGGCGAGATGCTCGAGGAAACCAACACCGCGTGCATCATCATCGAGCACGCGCTCAAGCGCATTCCCGCCCATGGGGAGCCGCTCAATGCGATTGGGGGTACGGGATCGGGCCTGCCGGCGGCCGCCAGGATGGCGTTCGTGTTCGGCGTCGACCCCACCGATGACGACAACCGGATGCTGTGCTGCGTCAAGGCCAACATCCGTGACAAGCCCAAGGCGGTGCAGTTTCGACTCGACACCATGGAGCTGCGCCGGGTTGGGCCTGTCCCATACCTGGTCTTCGACGATGAGGTCGAGTTCGACGCGATGCGCCTGTTCGATGGGCGCTACCGCCATGGACGCCAGGTCGGGCGTCCATCAGACAAACGCAAGATGGCGTCGGAGTGGCTCACGGCCTACCTGGTCGAAGCGGGTAAGCCGGTGCCGGTCAAACAGATCCGCGAAGACGCCAAGCAGTATGGGATGTCGGAGCGGACGCTGCAGCGCGCGGCCGACGACATGAAGGTCGTGCGGGTTCCGCCCGGCGGCGGTCCCAGGGTCAAGTGGGACCTCTCCGACAGCCTCAAGAAGAGGCTCGCCGAGGACGACGACGATGACGCCATCGACGCCAAGGCGCAGCAGTTGGCCAAGTCGGCCAAGGAAGATCGGGTTGAACCTGCCGATCTGGACAAGTTCCTGGCCCAGGTCCTCGAAGAGGACGAGAAGAAATCGGAAGCGGAGCTAGATGACTCAACCGAAGAAGATTGACCAGGGGGACATCTACCCCTACTTCGATCCGAAGAAGTTGCCCGCCAAGAACTTCCGAGTCCCCGATTACGTCGAGGTTCGGGAGGGCTGGCGGGCGTGGTCGGTGGCGGCTGAGCTACCCCGCTACGGGGTGCCACCGAAGCTGTACTCGGTCTCGTGGGGCTACTACTGGGCCCCACGCCGGCGAGCCGAGGCGATCTGCTCAGCGGCGTATCCGTGCTCGCAACCACGCAAGGTCAAGCAGCACGGCACGGGCGAGGAGCTCGAGGTCACGATCGGAGTCCCCGGGGAGAACTGCAGCTGCGGGTTCTACTCGGCCAAGGACTTCGGTCATCTGATGAGCATGGGCTACAACCAGTACTACGACGAGACGAACATGTTCACGATCGTGGGCATGGTCGGCAACTCGGGCAAGGTTCGAGAGGGCACCCAGGGATGGCGCTCGCAGTACTCCTACCCGCTGGTCCTGTATTGCCCGCTCGAGGCTCAGCATCTGGCTGAGCCGTTGCAGGAGGCCTACGCGGTCCCGGTGAAGCTGCGCGATGTGCTCAACCGTGGCGATGATGGTCGGCCACGGCGCCCGCGCTCGATGGCCGAGATCCTGGCCGCACACCCGAAGTTCAACGAGTAGAGAGGTGGTGATCCCCATCAATATCGGTCGCGAAGAGCGCACGATCTACGTGGAACCTCTGGAGATGCCAGAGCCACCCGAGGAGCCGGAGACGGTGCCTGAGCGCGAGCCCAAGCGCCAGCCGGAGCCAGATAAGGTTCCAGCCAAGACGTGAGCTCTGCCTCCCAACAGACAGATCGCCAACTTCCAGAGCTCTGGGGCGTAGCAGAGGTCTGTGAAGAGCTCGGGACGACGACGGGGAACCTCGACAGATGGAGAGGTCTCCCGGAGCCGATCACCCGAGTCAAGGCGACGCGTCTGTGGCTTGCGGACGATATTCGTGCGTACCGCGAGGCCCGGGAGGCTTCCAAGGTGGCAGTGGGTTGATGTATCGTCCTGGCCCCATGTAGACGTAGACAGTCGGCCCGGGCAGGTCGACCCCTATTCATCGAGAAGAGCCCCGCGCGCTGTGTTAGCTGCGGGGCTTTTCTTTTGTCCTGGCCCAGGAAGCAGGCAGCCGCAAGATATACCGGCCGTATACGGTGATATCGTCCGCGCCGATGAATGGGAAGCGACCGCGAGTGGCGCGGTCTCTGTCGTACTCCGAGATCAGCACCGCTCTCACATGCCCCGCGAGATGGGACTTCGCCTACGGCGACCAGCTCGCCGGCAGCTCCTTGCGACGCAAGGCCATTGCCACGATCCTGAGTGACGGGCGAGCCTGGGGTGCCGCTGTGGCGGCCTGGCACGCCTACAGAGACGCAGAGAACCTCGATTGCGTCTATGACCCCCAGTTGGCCCGCCAGGCGGCTCACAGCGCCTTAGGTTGGAGCTACCGCCAGGACATCGCCGAGCAGGCGGAGTCCGGCGTATACGTGGCTCCTGAGATCGAGGTGGCGCAGACCAACCGTCTGCACGCACTGCTCGAGCACTACATGGAGACCTCGGAGCGGCTGCCGAACCTCACGCAGCTGGAGGGCTACTTCGATGTGCCGCTGCGCTCGCGCAACGGCGGGCAGGCCTCGACCAAGTACCGGTTCGAGGGCCGCATCGATGGCTTCACCGTGCTCGAGAGCCAGGGCGGCGAATGGATCGTGGAGTTCAAGCTGCGCGGCCAACTTACGCCGCGTAAGCAGCTGGACCTGGATCGCCAGCAGCTCTGGTACGCCTGGGCTCGCCAGCAGCTGACGGGCAACCCGGTGGTCGGGGTGATCATGGACGAGCGCCTCAACCGGGTCCCCGACGAGGCCCGGACGCTGGCCTCGGGCAAGCCCTCAGAGGCCGTGTCAGAACTCACGACCGAGGCCTCCTACGTCGAGCTCTGCGAGGAGCTGGGCGAGGAACCTCTGCCGGCCAAGATTGAGGCTCTGCGAGCACGTCGCTGGCAACAACGGGTCGAGATTCTGTTCCGGCCCAATCAGCTCGAGGAAGCATCGCGCGAGCTGGTGGCGGCGGGGCAGGTCATCCACGAGCTCGACGCTGGCGACAAGTGGCCGATTCGCAATGCCCACAAGCACATCTGCAGCGGGTGCCGCTTCTCAGACGTCTGTCCGAACCCAGACGACACTCTCTACATCGACACCCTGTATGACCGGGTTCCACCCAAGCGCGAGCGGACCCGAGAATGAGCTTTGGTACAGCCATCGTCGACCCGCCCTGGCCATACAGGGTTCCGAAGGTCTCGGTCGACGGTTCAGACAGCAAGCAGAGCGGCTATTCAGGCCAGCTTTATGAGCCGATTGGCATTGAGGACTTGGCTGCTCTGCCGGTAGGCGATTGGGTCACCGACATCGTGCTGCTGTGGACAACGGGGCCGATGATGCCTGCCGCAGTACAGCTGATTGAGGCCTGGGGCTTTGAGTGGATAACGCTGTCCTACTGGCTCAAGACCAGTCCGCAGGGCTATCCCCAAGAATCATTTGATGGCCGGGTGACGTTCAAGCGGCACATGGGGGTTGGCTACTGGTTTCGGGGCGATGTCGAGCCTGTTGTCATTGCCAAACGCAAGGGCAGACCGTCCTATCGAACTGGTCGGCGAGCGGCGTTCTTGCGCCCAGCGATGACGCATTCGGCCAAGCCGGATTATCTACACGAACTGGCTGAGGAGTTTTTCCCTGGCCCCTATCTCGAGCTGTTCGCTCGACGTCCTCGTCCAGGCTGGACCTGCATCGGGGATGCGATCGACGGCTGCGATATCAGAGAGGTGATGCGATGATGCTGTGTCCAACCTGTCACGGAAGCGGCCAAATTCCGGTCCGATCTACCTACGTGGCACCGTCGGAGCGCGCGCATGTTCCATCCGAATACTTAGTCAATGATTGGCGTGTTCGCATGGAGCAGGGGCGCAAGGGCTCGCAGGACACGAAAATCAAAGTAGCTACCCCGGGTGGTGAGCTGAGCACCCTGAGCTTGAGCTCGCTCGGATCCGTAGTGAGCTTGTGGTATCGCAACGAGGACCGGCTCTATCCAACTGGTTGTGGTGGGCGCATAGTTCTCGCGTTTCTCGAGGCGACCTGTCAAGCAGGGGTCAGGTCTGCTTCAAGGCTTTACGACTTGCCCCAGCCGAAAATCGAACGAATGGAGTGAGAAGGACATGGAATTTCGAGACGACCCCAAGGTCTCTCCGTACTACGCCAACGTGCTGCTGTTCGGCCCTCCGAAAACAGGCAAGAGTGCGGGTGCGGGGAGCACGCCGGGGCTGATCGGCTACTTGAACACCGAGCAGCCCAATAGCACCGAATTTGTCCACGAGCTCGACACCGAGCACCGGATCATGGAAGTCGCGATCACCAAGGATCCGAAGCCCCTGCTCTCGGAGATCATGCGGTCCTGCTACCCCAAGACCGGAAGCGGCTTTGACACGTGGGTCCTGGACAGCGTCGGCGAGCTACACCGCCGGCTGCTGCACGCCCAATCCCGTGGGGCCGTGCGCCCCAGCCGCGACGCGTACGGCGATGTGCTGCGCGAGGTCGAGGACTTCTGCCGGTTCATGGTCGAGGCCCCCTGCAACTTCGTGATGGTGTGCCACGACTTCGCGGTCAAGGACGACACCACCGGCGGCTTCAACGCGATGCCGTTCACGGGGACGAGCAACCCCTCGCTGGCCATGAAGCTGCTGGGCATGGTCGACGTGATCGGCTACACGGGCGCGGTGGCCGTCGATACCGATGAGGAGAAGCGCGAGCTGCTCTATGTCTCGCAGCTTGTCCCAACGTTGGGCCGTCCGGTCGGCGTGCGTGGGCGCTTCAACAAGTTGATAACAGAGGACGTAAAGCAGACCGGCTACCGGCAGACCAACCTCGCCGAGTGGTTCGAGGTCGCAGGTATCAAAACCCCCGAGAAGCAGGAGAAAGAAGAGGCAGCAGCATGACCGACGACAACCCATTCGAGACGGCGGAGCGGTGGGAGCCGTACCTGAGCAGGTACATCTCAGAAGAAGGCAACTACGTCTTCACGATCACCGAGGCGGAGGACGCGACCGCGCAGGGCGGCCAGAAGGGCCCCCAGATCTTCATGCAGCTCGAGGCCAAAGAGGGCTCGATCAAGGATTGGCTGAACTACAACGAGGGCCGGAGCCTCGGCAAGGTCACCTCGCTGTATGAGTCGGCGGGCATTCCCGTGCCCCAGAAGGGAGAGTTCGATCCATCCGATCATTGCCGGCTGACCCAAGCTTGCATCGACCGCCTGGTCGGGCGTAGGGTGGGCGGCGTGGTGCGCAAGGAAGACTCCTACAAAGAACCCGGCAAGACCATCCTCCGGGTCAAGGGCTACGTGGCGCCCAATCGTCTAACCGACGACCTCCCTGCCGACACCCGAGGGCTCTCGGACCCGACGGCCGTGTCCGTATCGGCTGATCCGAACGAGCCAGACGTTCCTTTCTGAGAAGCCACGGCATGGCTCACGACTTGGAGGACCCCATGGCTGATACGGACGTCATCACCGTAGAAGAGCAGCAGCAGCTGGCCGAGCAGGCCCACGAGCTCGATGGAGCGATCCGTGAGGGCCTGCTGCGTGGGCGCCAGGCGCTCTGGGACGTAGCCCAGAGTCTGTATGAGTTCGACGAGATCGGGGGGTGGATTCCGCTGGGCTGTGAGACGAAGGCCGAGTGGCTCGCCGACCCGGAGATCTCGATGACCTCGACCACCTACTACCGGCTGGTCGGGGTATGGCGGGAGCTCGTGGTGCGGCGCGATATCGACGCCGACACCCTGCGTGGCCTAGACGTCTCGAAGGTGGCGATCGTGCTGCCCAAGCTGCAGATGGGCAAGGTCACCAAGAAGGAGGCGCTCAACGACGCTGAGGCGTTGGGCGCGCGTGACCTGCGTGACAAGTACATGGTGCGCAAGGCCCCCGAGGTACCTGAGCCAGCTGAGTACGAGGACGTGGCGCCAGAGTTCGCCCACCCCTCGGAGGAGATGTGGGACGAGATTTCCGAGCGGGCGCACAAGCGCAAGCGCGGTCTTGTCAAGTACATCGAGAAGATGACCGATTGGGAGCTTCTCGAGGGTGCAAGCGGCGTTGACCGCGAGGACTGGGTGCTGCCAGCCGTCGTGGGCGATGCTGAGGAGTATCCAGACCTGCCCGAAGACCAACCCCCATCAGACAACGGGGAGGGCCTTAGAACGCCGGAGAATGGCTCAGAGGACCGTCGCACGATCGACAAGGCGATCCTCAAGCAGGCCAAGCGCGACTGGCAGACCCTGGAAGACGAGCTAATCCAAGCGGCCGACTCCGGCCAGGAGCACCCGCGCATCAGCGTGAAGGCGATCCGGCCCGGAGTTCAAGGAGCCCGACTTCTCATGGGAGCACACAACGATGAATGGGGTAACGCATGACGCCGACACGGTCTTCTGCATCGAATGCGGGATCGTCAACGAGGACGCCACCACCCTGCTGCGTGAGACACAGGAAACCGCTGCGCGACAGGCCAAAGACCTCAACATCAAGGACTCGCAGCTCAAGAAACTGCGCAACGGCGAACGGGCGCTGCAGCTTTCGCCCGACTATCCGAAGGCAATGCGGGTGCTGGTTCGCTGGCAGCGCATGTGCGCGCCCCAGACCCGTGAGCTTGAGGGCAAGCGCCTAGAGCACTGCCTGGCCCGGTGCAAGGGCTACGACGAGGAAGAGCTCAACACCGCTGTCGATGGCTATGCCCGGTTCCCGTTCATCGTGGGCCGGGGCCAGCGCTCACATGTGGGTACGCCGGCGCAGTGGCGCGCAGACGCTGAGCTGATCTTCCGCAACGCCACGCTCGTAGACCAGGGGATTCGCCTAGCTCAGGAGCAGGAGGCCCAGATCCCCCACGCAGTGCTCGAGCAGATCCCCTGGAAGCGCATCCGCGAGCTCAACCGCAAGGCGATCATCCAGTTCCTCACCGACCGCTTTGGTCAGATATCTGACTTCGCTGGTAACGGGTTCCTGGAGTCGCCCTGTCCCGTCTGCGACGACGGGTCCAAGCTCTCGACGCCTCTGCGGGTTACGCCACTGGACGCGATGCTGGCCTACCTCGTCGAATGCCGGGTGTGCGGCCTAGACGACCGCCGCATCCTCACGATGCTGGGCCGTGCACGCTCACGACCACGGGAGGAGGCCATCCAACTGGAGATGGCCTGTGTCTAGCGCGCCCGCATACCGACGAGCGGGCAAGGTGCGACGCCCCCGGGAACGACTGGCGATCTGCTGGCTGGGGGCCTTCGGGGAGATGGAACATGGCGACCCGGTCCCCAAATGCGATGGCCGCCTTGTTCGCTGCCACCTCATCACCAAGCAGGTCATCGAGCGGGCCGGGGGCAAAGTGTGGGACCGACGGGCCTGGGTTTGGGGATGTGGCGGCCCGACGGGAATCGCTGGGCACCACGGGATGCTGGACTCCTCGAGGACATTGCACATCCCCCGCCAGTTCCTTCCTGCCGGCACGGAGGAGCTCGCACTCGAGTTAGGTCTGCTGTGGTGGCTGGACCGCGAATACGGAGAGAGCGCATGAACAACAACGAGCCCGTCCCCTCCATCGTCAAGGGCTACAACCCCCGGCCCCTAGGCGAGTGGATCGGCAAAGCGCGCGAGCTGGGCTTCGAACTGCGCGTCGACCACGAGCCCGAGGAATTCACGGTCTACGTGTTCCTCAAGCCCAAGACGCGCGCGGCACGTTCCGCCGTCGACCGCGCGTTGGGCGACTGGTGCGAAGCGATCACGGTCACCACGGTCTACGACAAGAACTCCAAGGCTCTCAGGGATGCAGGGATCCATCCCCCGCCTCGTGAGGACCAGGACAAGGCCTTCCGCGTGGCCATCGACGACTCGGCCTCCTACGCGATCGTGATGGCCTCCAACGCCCTGAAGGGAACGATCACCGATGACGATGACTGAGCAGGAGCTGGAGGACATGGCAGCTCAAATCGTGGAGCTGGAGGACGAGCGTGATTTCTGGCGCAACGAGTACGAAGAGCTCTTGGAGTGCATTGGCGGGGAGGACCCCAGACGTTCAGAAACTGAACGGTGCGACTCATGAGTCGCGGGATTCAACGCGAGCGCAACCTCCGCGATTTCTTAGAGCTGTGCGGCTGGGTCTGCATTCGGGTGGCCGGGTCCTTGGGTCCGGCCGACCTGGTTGCGATCGCTAAATCCGGTGCGATCTACCCGAAACGCATGTCCCCCCCGGGGCGGGGAATGGTCTCGAGCGCTCCTCGAGGTGAGATTATTCTCATCCAGGTCAAGGGCACAGCTCGGCCGTTTCAGAACTTCGGGCCCGCTGCACGCGACGAGCTCCTTACCATGGGCAATGGGATCGGCGCCAGCTGCTGGGTGGCGCACAAACCGCTGGGCGCCCGGCACTGGGATTGGCACCACTCGACGACCTGGCCTTCGGCGCCGGCGGCTGGAAAATTGGTCGGCGAGAACCTAGCCAAAATCCACCAACCCTCCCATTCTGGCTAGGTTTCGGCAGTCTCATGAAGACCGGGCATTCCCGCGATGGCAAACACCGCCACACGTGGCGTGGGAAGGCCGGACTGCCTCCGCCCCCCCGCAAGACTGAGAAGCGGACCGGCATCAAGCGCATGCCCCGAGAGCGCACAGCAGCCACGCTGCCGCTCTCCGAACGCCACCAGAGGGTTCTATCCCTCCTGGGCCCGCATCCCGTCAGAGCGGCTCTCATCGCCTCTGAGACGGGTCTGAAGTACAACAGCACAGTCTCGACGCTCTACGCCCTGCAGGACCGGGGCCTCGTGGAGCGGGTGCCCGAACGGGGCTGGAAAAGAAACCGCCCCCAGGGTGGCGGGGGCGGTTAGGCTCTCAACGGCAAGGTAGAAAGCGAGACGAAACACTAGCGAACTGCCAAGACGAAAACGCCTCGCGTCGAAATGCTGGGGCTGGGGCAACGGCTCCATCGGCAAGGTGCAAGCGCGACGAACTCGGGACGAGCTGCAGTTGATTGAGCGCCGACCGTCCGCCCATAGAAGGCTCCGAGAGCAGCCACCGGCATAACAGGCAGAGCGCGATAGCCGTGTAGGGGTATGCCGAGACAGGTTGCCGAACGCTACCCGCGTGCTTGCCCGTGCCAAGCGTGAGGCGCTTGCCAAGCCCGACGAGTAGTCAATGGGCCCGGACTGTTCTCGGAGTTGCCCCACTTGCCCATGAACCCGGCCCACGTATCGAACTCGCGCCACTCGAGGACCAGGCGCTCGCCTTCCCCGTTGGCCTGGTCGGTCACGTCCTCGTGGCGCGAGAAGTAGTTGGCGTGGCTGTCTCGAGCGACGTAGACCGTGGGCTGGTCGCTGGTTAGCTCCACCCGCCAGTACTCGCGCTTCTCCCCACCCGAGTGCTGCGAGCACGTCATCAGCACCGGGAAGTCGCCCACCTCGTCGATGCACCCCAGCTGGACCATCTCCCAATCGCCTTCGTGCTCGCCAAACCCCGCGTACTTCTTGGGGTTATAGAGCCACCAGGTCCAGAACTGATGCCACCACAGCCCGCCGGCGAACACGACCCGGTGATAGCCGACCAGCGGCTCGGTGGGCGACTCGGTATCGGCAGGCATGTCGATCTTCCCGTCGCCCACGAGCTGGTCGAGGCTGCTCAACGGCTGACCGTTGAGCTTCGAAGGGACCCGCAGAATGCTCTCGACCTCGAGCGGGCGCCACTTCTCGTGGCTGTCGAGGATCAGGAGCGGCTCGATCACGCGGTGGGTTCGCCCGTCTCAGGCACAGCGGGGTCGGGAGTGGCCGGCTGGCTGGGGGCCAGGTCGCCCAACGCCTTAGCGTGGTCGCCCAGGTTGGCCACAGCCTCGTCGATGGGCTCCACTGCGGCCTGCAGCGCTGAGAGATCGAGGCCCGGGTTGCCAGCTGCCAGCGAATCAATCTCTGCCTGCAGCTTGGTCGTCGAGTCGTCCAGGTCGGTCTGGACGCTGTTGAGGTCGGTCGAGATCTGGTTGACCTCGGCGGTGAGCGCGTCAACGTCGGCTTGAGTGGCCATCTTGTCGATCCTCCTGTTGAGTTGGGCGACCGCAGCCGCGAGTTGGCCCTGGCTGACTGGCATGTACTGGAACAGGGACACGCGCGCAGTGTCGCAGCTCGCACAGCGGGTAGGTAGGGGGCCATGATCATCCTCGGACTGCTGCTCGTGATCTTGGGGCTACTGGTCCCGCAGCTCTCGATTCTGTTCACCATCGGGGTGATCGTGCTGGTCGTTGGCTTGCTCCTACTCCTACTGGGATACGCCGGCCACCCCGTCGGTGGGCGAAGAGCCTGGTACTGAGCGAGCAGCTCATAAAACGAGGGCCCCTGGAGTGCGTCGGGGGCCCTCGGTCGTTCTAGACTGCCCGAGGGATCTGCGTTGCCTCTAAACCCAGTCAGCACGTCGGCCAACTACACGGCGCATGCGTGGGAGTACGTCGTCGTCCTGGTGGGCGGGGTGACGATTACGCTCCCGACTACACCGGCCAATGGGACGCGGGTCGCGATTCAAGGTGCTTCGACCACGGTCGTGGCCGGAGGGGGAGACGCCATCTACCGCCGAAGCCTCATTGCGTCCACAGGCGTCGATTTCGGGCACACGCTCGAGCTCGTCTACACGACCACTCCGGCTGCAGGCAACTACTGGCGGGTGGTGGCCGACTCGCAGCCCTACGACAACTTCGCGTCGATGGGGCTCCTCAACGCTGTCGCCTATGGCCCCGGTACCGGCAATCCGCTGGCGAGCGGCGGTCAGTCGGTCTTCAACGACAACGACGGCCGAGTCACGGGACTGGGCGAGTACACCGCCCGTGTTACGGGCGTCTATCAGGTATCGACGGCAGTCGCGTTTGCAGCATCGACGGGTTCGCTGGGGGCCGTTGGCGCAGTCAACGTCGATACTTCATATGCGCTGTGGGCGAACTTCCTCTTCCCGACTTCGATTGCCTCCGGTGGCGGCTCGTGCAGCGTGAAGATTCCTGCAGCGGGCGGTGAGCGCATCCGGATGACGGCCTACATCAGCAACAACCTGACGCTGCAGAACAATGTGCAGGGGCGTAACCCCACCTGGTTTCAAGTGGTGCAGGTCGCATGACCTACACCTACGCGCTGATCGACGAGGCCGGGACGGCGACGATGATCGGTGATCACGAGGACGAGCTGATCGACCCTCGGCTCATCGAGATCAGCGATGAGACCCCCAAGCCCCAGGTCGGCTGGGTCTACGACGGAAGCGCGTGGTCCAAGCCGACCACGCTGACGAACTCCGAGGTCTTGCTCACGCGGATTCCCCAGGCGATCAGCGCCAACCAGGCCTACCTGGCTTTGAGTCCTCCGACCCAGGCGCAGGTCGTTCAGCAGGTCAATGCTCTGACCCGCCAGATCAACGGGCTGCTGCGGCTCGTCGGCAAGCAGCTCGACGACACGACCTAAAAGTTGAGGACCCCCCGGCGTCCTGCCGAGGGGCCCTCTGCCGTTCTGGATCTGTAAGGGGGGCGATCAGAACGACGGGCGGTGATTGCGCACCACCGCGTTTAGAACGAGGTTGCCGTCCCTTCGACGATGCACGCCTGGCCGAGCCCATTGGGGCCATCGGCGAGGTCGACGGCAGCAGCCGAGATTGTGGTGTTGGCGCCATTGGCCGACACATAGTGGACGGTCACGTCAGCGCGGCTCGAGGCCGAGCTGAGCGGCGTGAGCAGGATTGCTGCCGTGGTGTTGGCGGTGCCAAATCGCGGGATGATCTGGAAGTTCAGACCATTGCGCTCGGTCACAATGCCCGGAGCGACGTTGAGCGCCACGGCGTTCAGGCTGATGCGCCCGAGCGCGTTGCACGACGCCAGGAGCTTGACGCCATCGAAGGTCGCCACGGTCGTCGAGGGCGTGTTGACGTCACCACGGAACACGAACTGCGAGGCGTTGTTGCCGCCACCCGGTCCAGGAGGACCAGCGACGCCCTGCGGTCCCATCGGACCAACGTCACCCTTCGGTCCAGCGGGACCGACAGGACCGATGGCTCCCGCAGGACCGGCGGGACCAATCGGGCCCATAAGCCCTTGCGGACCGACGAGACCTCGAGGTCCCTGTAGACCACGCGGGCCACGCGGGCCACGCTTGCCGGCTGCCGAGGCAACCGAGCTGGCAACTAGTGATAGGGACAGTGCGGCCACGGTCAGCAGCAGCAATACCCTGATGTGCTTCCTCATGAAATACCCCCAAATGGGTTGATGAATGAACGGTTTCCGGCCGTGGAAAGCTGTTCGATCGCGCCCCCTCTTATCGCCCTCTTATGTTCGGGGACGACCGTAACCGCTCGACGTAGCAGATGCAACCGCGTAGTCTGGGCGCTGACAGGATCTAGAGCCACCCGCCCCCATAGGAGGGCCATCTCGTGTCCAACCTAGACGTTCAGCGCTTCGAGCCCGTGTACCTCGAGCTGGGTCCAGCCACCATCACCGACCACGGCAAGCGCTGGCTCGAGCTGCGCTACGACGAGAATGAGCGCTTCAACTCCACGCTCACCGATATCGCCAAGCTCGCGGTGTCCCAACGTTGGGAATGGCCGCGCATCCAGCGCACGCTCAACGAAGAGGGCGTGCCTCAGGCCGTCTCGGGTATCGGCCAGGCCACGATGGTGTCGTTGCTCAACCACATCAACGGCAAGACCGCGTTTACGATGCCGACGACGGTGGCGATGGCCCTGTGCACCGCAGCGCCCGCTTCGACGGCCACTGGCGCCACGATCTCCGAGGCCACCGGCTACACGGGCTACGGCCGGCAGACGATCGCTGGTACGGCCTGGACCGGAGCCACAGCGGCCACGCCTTCGGTGTCGGCCAACAACGCCACGATCACGTTCGGTGCCTGCACTGCCGGTACGGCCACGCTGCTGGGCTTCGCAGTGTGTGACAACGCCACCACCGGCGCGGGCGCGATGCTCTGGTTCGGCCCGCTGACGAGCACGGTCATCTCGACCACCCAGACCCCACCTACCGTCGCTGCCGCCGCTCTTTCGCTCAGCCTCAACGTGGTCTGATCATGGCCAAGGCCAAGAAGGAAGGCGAAGCCTGGTCTGACGCCTACGTGGTCGAAGACTACGAGCGCGTGCTCGACCCGTACTCGCTCGAGCGCCGGGTGCTGGGCTACATCACCGACATGGAGCACGGCGGCACTGGGCCTCGCAACACCGTCGAGACGCTCGCAATCTGGGTAGCCCGCGATGAGTACGCGTTCGACGACACCGGTCACTACGAAGGCGATGAGGACGAGATGCAGGGCTATGTCGACGAGCTCGTTGACGCAGGCCTCGTGATCGAAGAAGACGACCGCTACAAGTTGACCGAGGCCGGCCTCGTCGAGCTGGTCAACTAGGAGCTCCGATGCCCTGGGGCTCGGTTCAGAACTTGGTGCCCAAGCAGCAGTCGGTTCTGTCCACGACCGGCCTGTCTACGGCGTTTGCCTCAAATGTCACGGCTGGGGACGTAGTCGTGGCGACCTCGTTGTTTCTGACCACGGGCGCCAGCACACCGACGTTCAGCGATACCTCGAGCAACGTGACGAGCTGGAACAGCACCGGCCAGCAGATCGCGAGTGGAGCGAGCATCTCGCTGGCCAGTGCCTGGGGGGTTGCCACCGCCACCGGGGCCTGCACTCCAAAGGTCGTGTGGAGCGGCGGCGCCACGGCGATCATGGAGCTGTTCGGCGGCGAGTTCTCGACGCCCGGTGGGCCGGTTACCCAAGACGGCGCGCTGGCGTTCGTCAACCAGGTGGCGAGCGTGACGAGCATGGCGGTCACCGCCAACGGTACGCAGCCCAACGGCCTGCTCGTGGTCATGTTCGGTTGCGGCGCGACCTTCGGCGCCTTCACCGGCGCGTGGGTCGCGATGGGAGCGTCGGTAGGCGACGACGCCGGCTACCTGCTCAACGCGGCCGGCAACAGCACCGCGACCGCGACCCAGAGTCCCGCCGGGGGTTACGGGGCGCTCGTGATCGCGCTCACTACAACCGGTGGTGCCGCTGTTGCTCGCCCTGCCGTTCCTCGCCGGATGCCGATAGGGGCCTGAACAAGGAGAACTGATGAGCTGGCGAACCGATTCAAGCTCAGGGGCGACGATCTGGGACACAGAGCCCCTGACCCGCTCTGAGCTCGCGCTACGCGACGAGGAAATCGAGTGGCTGGCGCAGAAGGGCCGCCACCAGTGGAAGCTGATCAACGGGCGCCTCGCGCGCAAGGGCGACCCGATCGCCGCCGTAGGCCAGTACTCGGCGCTGGCTGCCAACCCGCCCGTCAACCCCCAGACCTCGGCGGCTCTGACCACCGCGACGCCAGGTACGTGCCTCTGGACCTCGACGATCTGGACCCCGATTCTCGCCAACGCGACCGTGTCCGGTTCGGCCTTCCACGTCGTGGCGTCGGGCACCGTGCAGACCTCGACCACGTCGCTGACGCTCACGTTGCTGCCCTCGATCGGCAGCGGCACCGTCAACGCTGCGCCGACCAACAACCAGCCGCTCGGCGTCTCGGGTGCGGCCACTCTGGGATCAACGCTGACTTCGATCTGGTTCTTGCACGGCGACCTGACGGTCCGTTCGGTGGGCACTGCCGGCACCGCCTGGTTCATGGGCACCTTCCACTACGGCAACACTGCCGCTCCGGTGGCGTCGGGAGCGACCCTGAACACGATCCTGGGCGGCACCGTCGCCACCGTTGACTTCACGGGCGCCACGGCGGCTGTCCCCGGTGGTATGCAGTTCTCGGGCTGGGGCGCGGCGACCGTGACGATCGTGACGCAGCAAGTCCACTGGGTCAGCATGTAGCCGCAGATGCCAGGCCCGCCCCTCAGAGGCCCGGCGCAGCCGCACCTAAACCCCAACCCGAAGTGGCCGCTATGGGTCGGCCCGGTCGTGCCCCTGCGCTCCGGTCTACCGGTCGGCAACCTCCCCGTCGTCGTCCAGGCCACCGGCAACTTCGTCACGGGCTCAGGTCAGACGGGTATCACCACCGCCGCCTTCGCCTCGCCCGTGACTGCGGGCAACCTGATCGTCCAGTGCGGCTACATGAACAACACGGGCGGCACGCCGCTTGCGCCGACGCTCTCTGACAGCAAGAGCAACCCCGGCTGGGTAGTCGACAAGTTTGCCAACGGCGCTTTTGACGGCATCCTGGCGTCGTCCTCTGAGAACGTCTGGATGGGCCACGTAGTCGCCGCTACGGGTGGCTCGAGTTTCACCTGCACCGCCACCTACACGGTCGGCACCGGAGCCTCGAACCGCATCTTCGCCGTCGAGGTCGCCGGCGTGGACACGCTGGAAGCCGCGCTGATGACCTTCGGCACCGGCACCACCGCCTCAGCGATCCTCGCCAACCGCCTCACGCTGCAGAGCTACATCGCGGTGATGGCCGTCTCCGAGAACGGCATCACCGCCGCTGCGCCGTCCGGCTGGACTTCCCGGCAGACCCAGGGCTCAGAGACGCTCTATGACCGGGTCACGCCTGGCGACGGGTTCTCGCCGTTCAGCGTCTCCGCCGGCGGCTCGAACCAGTGGGTGCTGATCGGAGCCACGTTCTACGGAACTGCCGCTCCCTCTGCGACCACTCCCCAGCCGCTCACCGCCACGGCCAGCGCCACGGCCAGCGGCTCGGCGACGCTCACCGCACCCGCACTGGTCACGGCCACCGGGCTGGCTACCGCCCAGGGAGCCGCTGCGGTTACCGCGCCCGCGCTGCTGGTCGCCACGGCTCAGGCCACGGCCTCGGCCTCGGGCGTCGTCACCGCTGTCAGAGCCGCCGATGTCGGTAGCGCCGCCGCTCAAGCTACCGCCCAGGGTCAGGCGCTGGTCACGGCACCGGCGCTGCTCACCGCCAGCGCTCAGGCGACCGCTCAGGGGAGCGCGGCGGTCACGGCCAGCGCCTTGCTCACGGCCACCGGGCAAGCAGCCTCGAGCGCTGCCGCTCTCGTAACCGCTGCCGCACGCCTCACCGCTACGGGGCAGGCCACCGCCCAGGCCAGTGCTGCGCTGACCGCCGCCGCGCTGCTCATCGCCACCGCTCAGGCCACCGCTCAGAGCTCTGGGACGGTCACCGCCTCTGGCGTGGCGTTTATCACGGCTACAGCCAACGCCACCGCCCAGTCCTCCGCGCTGGTCAGCGCTCAGACCACCTTCACGGCTTCTTCACAAGCCACGGCCCAAGGTGTGTCTGCGGTCACGGCGCCGGCCAAGCTCACCGCTACGGCACAGGCCACGGGCCAGGCAGCTGGGGCAATCACTGCTCCGGCCCTACTGACCGCAACGGGCCAGGCAACGGCCCAGTCCTCGGCGACTCTGACCGTCCCGGGGGTGGTGTTCCTGACGGCCACCGCGCTGGCTACCGCCCAGGGCGCAGCTTTGCTGACTGCTCCCACCGCGCTCACCGCCACGGGTCAGAGCACCGCCCAGGCTTCCGCCACCCCCACCGTCGCTCAGCTGCTCACGGCAACCGCCCTGGCTACGAGTGCCGCCTCAGGCTCTGTGGGGGCTCCTCCGGCCCTCACAGCCTCTGCCCAGGCCCAGGCCCAGGCAACGGCTCTCGTGACCGCAGCGGCCCGCATATCGGCTCAGGGGGCCGCTGCGGCCCAGGCTTCGGCCCTGGTCACCAACGGGGGCGTAGCGATCTTCGCCCAAGCGCAGGCGGCGAGCTCGGCCTCAGCTGCGCTCAATGCCCCTGGTCTGCTCAGCGCCACTGCCGCAGCTGCGTCGTCCAGTACAGCCAAGCTCACCGCTGTGGCCAACCTTACGCCGAGCGCTTCGGCCACGTCTTCTGCGACCGGAAGCCTCGTGGTGGGCCAGCGCCTCACCGCGAGCGCTCAAGCTACGGCCCAGGGCACGGCCACGATCTCGCTGCCTCAACGCCTGACGGCCACGGCCACGGCGAGCGCGCAGGGCAGGGCGGTCGTGTTCACGGGCATCTCGCCCGACCTGCTCCCGCCCCACCTCGAGGCCTCAACCTCAGCCTCGCTCGAGCTCGCCATCGAGGAGTCGGTGGTAATCAGCATTACCACTCGAGATACCGCCATCCTCGAGCTGGCGACCTCAGACAGCTCGGCGCATCATCTGACCTACAAGGCCTCGAGAGAACTGGAGCTGAAACCGTGAGCTACGTCCAAGGGACAAAGGTCCGGCTCGACGTGACCGTGACCAACACCGATACCGGAGCGCTGATGGACCCGGCCACGCTCGTCTGCCGCATCCAGGACCCCACCGGTGCCGTCACCGACCAGGCGCTGGGCACGGGCGTCATCCGCCTGGCGCTGGGCAAGTTCCGAGCAATCATGGATACCGCGCCGGCACCCAAGGTCTGGTCCTATCAGTGGATCGCCAACGACTCGACCGAGACGGCCGTACGCGGCCAGGTCAGCGTGCGTACGGGGATTCCCGCCCCTACCCCATAGCCACTACGGTCGGCAGCGCCACCGAGGCCGTGACTTTGGGACGCCCCGTGGTCAGGGCAGCGCTAACGCCGATGCCCTGGTACTGCGACGTAGCCGAGACATAGACCTGACTGCGCAGAATCGGGATGAACACCGACGCCGAGGCGCTGGCCGTGGGAAAGGCCCGAGCTAGCAGGAACTGCGCGCCGAGCGTGAAGACTGCAGCTGTGCTCTGAGCAGTGGCGAACCCCTGCGCCACCAGCGGCGAGGTGGTCTTGACCGTAGCTGCGCCCTGGGAAGTCGCCGAAGCGGTGGCGGTCAGATACGGGAGGCCCGAACCCGTCGCATAGTGCGTGGCGATACGAGCTGGCGAGAGCGCGGTGTTGTAGATCGCGATTTCGTCCAGCGCCCCAGGGAACCCCGCCGTGACCGGGTCCTGGGCGAAGAAGTACAGGGGCATCCCGGCGTAGCTCAGTGCCGAACTGGCGGACGCGAAACCCACCAGCTGCCCGTTGACGTAGAACCGCAGCGCATCCGCTGGGTCGTAGGTGAGCACGAGATGGTGGATCACGCCGACCTGGGGCTGCAGACCCGCGCCCGCACTGGCCGTGTCGACCGACAGGTTCCCACCGCTCACCGGCTGGACGACTACATGCCAGCGACCGGTGTTCGTCATCTCGATCAGCCACGGCGGGAAGCTCTCGAGCAGCGCCAGGCTCGTGGTCGGGGCCAAAGCCGCCGGCTTGGCCCATAGCTCGACGCTGATCGTGGCCGGCTGGGCGTTGGAACCGAGGGACGCGGAGGCATAGGTGCCGGATGCCCCACCACCCGAGGCCGAGTAGTCGATGTTGTTGATGATCAGTGGCGGCGCGCGTCGGGCAATCGCACCGTTGATGTTCGGAGCGGGGTTGGCGTCCTTGGAGTCCAGGAAGTTGCCTGAGGCCTCACCCATCCGCCAGTAGGAGACGAGGCTCGACTCGGCTTGGATCATCGTCTCGTAGGCGGTGGTCGGGATCATCACCACGGCCGTGCTCTGGGCGGTGGGCACTGCCGAGGCGGTCAACTTTGTGGGGGCCGTGACCGCAGCTGTCGACTGAGCAGTCGCCGAAGCGCTGGCTGTTATGGCTACGGCAGCGGGGCCCTTGAGGCCAAACGTAATCCCAGCCCAGCTGCCACCCGGGCTCTGGGTCATGTTGGGCGTCTGCGTACCCGAGCTCGCACTCGCCTGATAGCCCCATGCGTTGCCGTCGCTCAGCAGCGATCCGATCAACGTCCAGGGCGCGTTGACAACGGTGATCTGGTTGGCCACCCGTTCGAAGTTGATGACCAGATCTCCGGCCACCGTGGGGGAGAACGTCGGCGTGTTGGTGGGCGTACCCGATCCCGTGCCGCCCTGGCCGTTGCCATCGGCGCCGCTGGTTAGGCCGGTGAACTCGGCGATCAGGAAGTCGCGGATGTTGGTGGCGCACGTCCCGATGCTCACGGTGTCCGCACCCGCTACGGCCGCACCCGAGGGCGCCCACCACGCCGAGACGGCGGTGTTGAGCGTGGCCGTGTTGAACGGGAACGTCGGGATCTGGGTCCAGGTGTTGCCGCGCGTATCGCTGACGGCTCCGAAGGCGGCGCCTGAGCCGGCTAGGACCACGATCAGGACCAGCGTGTTGTTGGGGCTGACGTTGGACGAGAACGCCTGCGACAGCGATGTAGGCGAGGTCCCCGGTACGTTGGCGGCCTGCTGGACCAGGGTGAAGGCCATGGGCCTCTAGCCGTTCAGTGGCTGACGTCGAGGTCGCAGGTAACGGTGCCTGCCATCAACGTCAGCGGCTGGGCGCCGGCAGCCGTCCACTGCACGTCCCAGAACCCCCGGAATGGGTCGAGGTTGCCCGACACCAGCGTCGCGGTCTGGGTCCCGGTCAGCGTCAGGACCAGCTTGCCCACGCTGGCCTGGGAGCTGTCGATGGTGAAGGCCAACAGCGGCGAGGCGTCGGTACGGAACTCCCGGATCTGGGCGATCACGGTGCCGACCAGGTTCATCGCCGAGCCGTTGGGGTTGGTGGCGTTGATCGTGATCGAGGCCCCATCTCCGGCGTAGAGCTCAATGTCCATCTCCGCCGGGGCTAGCGACAGCTGCGACACGGCACCATCATAGGGGCCGGGTACGCTCCTGACTATGCGTGCGTCCGCTGCCGAGAACGTGGTGGCTGGCTGGCTCGGGTACGAACTGCCCCCGCCCAAGCGCCAACGCCGGCGCCCCTATCGCAAGACCGAAGCCCGCCGGGGACCTCGGCATGGCCCTCCTCGGAGGCTGCAGGATGCCCAACTGCGATTTCAGGAAACGGTGAAATCCTAACTAAAAACCGTTGCGGTTCCGGAGACAATCCGGTATACTAACGGGATACGGGAATAACTTTGTGCGGATGGTGTGAATGGACGTGCCTCTCTCTCCTGGCCCTATGTGGGCCTATACACGGATGACTTCGCATCCTTCCCCCACGGGGAGGATGCCCTCTGGTCGCTGGCGGCACTCAGCCCTCACACCACGCCAGTCCCTCCGGGGCACCCCGGGCACCAAGGAAGGGATCAGCAACTTGATGTCCACCTACAACCAACCAGGGAGAAGTCCATGGCAGTAGCGATGAAACAGGCCCAGCGCACGCTCAAAAACTGCGCCGAGGCCGCCAACGCCGAGCTGCTCGAGATTCAGAGCTCAACCCAGGAGGGGCTGAGCCACGCGAAGCTCTGCGGCGACGCTCTCAACGAGGCCCGCGCCCAGGTCAGCCACGGCGAGTGGCTCGACTGGCTGGCCCAGAACTTCTTGGCCGAGCCGCAGACGGGCCGGACCTACATGCGGATCGCCCGGCGCTGGGGGGAAGTCGTCGAGAGCGGCGCTTCCTCGATTGCGCAGGCCGAGCGCTGGCTCCAAGACCACGCCCCGAAGTACGAGGCGCAGGTCGAAGAGGTCCAGAAGATGAGAGCCGAGGGCCTCAAGCAGGACGAGATCGCGCGGGCCGTGGGCGTGACCCAGGCCACCGTCTCGAACTGGCTCAACCCCGACGCCAAGCGCCACAAGCGCCGGATGGCCGAGCAGCGTCGCGACGACCAGGAGGTCAAGCGCCTGATCGACCGCGACGAGGCGATGCGAAAGCTCGGCGGTGAGATCCAGACGGCCTACGGGCTCGTGCGCCGCTCCATCCGCTCGCTGGACATTGCGATCCAGACCGAGCGCAAGAAGGACGTCAAGGAGGCGCTGGCTCAGGCGCGCCAGACGGCCTACCGGCTCGAGGACGAGATTGCCAACGCGGCTCGGGTCAAGCGCCCGACGCTCGCCGACCAGCTGCGGTCCAAGCGGGGCGACTGATGGAGATCGAGGACGTGCGGATCGGGATGGGCGTCGTGATCGTTCCGAGCCAGCAGCGTGGCCGGGTGGTCGATATGGATGTTGACGACAACGTCGTCTGGGTACGCGTAGATGTCAAGAACGGCTACGACGAGATCGATGTGGACCCCAGCGAACTTGTGCTAGAGGATTGACAACCAACCAAGGAGTGCCAATGGAAGCAATGCAGTTCAACATGCTGTACGTGTTACCGACCGAGGAGAACATGCCACCGCGCTGTCTCATGGGTTACATCGACCACGAGGACGAGCTGCGGGTTCCCACCCCGGAAGAGCTCGAGAACACGGTGATGGCGATCTTCTCCCCCGACGATGGCTGCTGGACCCTGGCGGGTCAGCCGCTGCCGCCGGAGCTCTCGGACAAGATCTCCCATCACGCGCACCTGCTCGGTGTGCCGGGGTTCTGATGGACCTCAAGAGCCATGAGCGGGAGATCCTGCTGGAGGCGATGGGTCTCTACGTCGACAAGGTCAACGAGCGCGCGCGTCGCGCGCTTCATGATGACGAAGTGACCGAGGCCTCCGATGAGCTCAACCGCTGCGTAGAGCTCACAGTGAAAATCCAACTCGAGCCGACGCCGGCTGCGGCATAGGCTCACGACTGTGGCAGACCTTCACGACCAGTTCGTTATTGGCTCAGACGCTCCGTTCATACCGGGGCAACTGAGCTTTGACGTGACTGGCCGTGAGGTGGACTCAAGGACCGGGAATGGTGGCCGGAGAGATTCCGGCACTGCGGTTGAGAGACCCGCACATGAAACAGACCACCTTGAGTCCACCCCACGGCCAGACAGGCCGCGACTAGAAAGGGAACCGAGTGTCAACCAACCAAAGGGAAACAGGACAGGCACGTAGCGACCTACTCGAGCTCGCCGATCGCATGCGGCGTTGCGGTGGGGGCGACCGCAACCAGATCCGCATAGCGCTCGATGAGGCCATCGCCCGCAACGAGATCACGATGGATGACATCTCGATCTATCGCCACATGGCGATCCACGCCGGGGTAGTCAAGCCCACCGAGCTCGAGCGCTACCGGGTCTGCCCGATCTGCGAGGCCACGCTCGACGTGCCCGAGGGGGACGAAGCTGCGTGACCGCTATGTTCAACGAGTTCGACGTCGAGACTCGGCAGTACATCTGGACGATTGCCGTGGGCTTCGAGGAATACGAGCAGATGACACTGGCCGAACGTCAGCGGTTTCAATCTGTGCTCAGGCTCGTGGCCAACGAGCTCCGTGTTGAGATCGAGGCGAAGCCGCATGACGACTAGGACGGTCTACTTCGACCGCAAGGCCGGCGGTGCCAACTGCCGGGGCCGCTGGACGACGATCGTCAAGAACGACGAGCGCATCAAGGTTCAGCAGCACAGCTGCGAGTTCGAGGCCCGCGCCTCCATCGGTCTGACCGGTGGGTCCAAGGACCCGCTGTATCAGCCGACCGAGGGCGCGACTGGCGGTGAGACGGTGGAGGACTCCTCCTCATGAGCCAAAGCAGCAGTCTGCGCGAGGCGGCACAAGCGGTTGTCGATGCGCACCAAGCCGTACTGGACGCCGTGACGCCTGGCCATCCAAATGAGCTACTGACCAAGATGCGCAAAGGCGACCCGGAGGCGTGGCGTGGGCAGGAGCAATACGAGGCGCGATTCTCACGCTGGCATTCGACGACGCGCGAGCTGGCGGCTGTGCTTTCACGCGATCCGGACACCCGCTCATGAGCCAAAGCGACAGTCTCGGCAAGGCTCTGTATGAGCGATGGTGTCGAGCCGCTGGGAGCGACGTATGGGGCTATTTCCGCATGATGAACGCCGCCGAGCAGCGGCGCTGGCAACGGCTGGCACAAGAGATTGCCGACGAGTGCCCGGCTTATGGGGCGCTTCTGCTTTCACGCGAAAGCGAAACCAATGACTGAGCACCCGACCCACTGCGCTGGCTGTGGCGTCAAGTTGCCTCCACCGAGCCCCAAGGCCAACCGGGGGCGCAAGTGGTGCAGCGACCAGTGCCGCAAGAAGACGCTCTACTCGCCGCCGTGCATCGACTGTGGTACGCCGACCAACGGCACCACGCCGTCCAAGCACAAAGGCCGTTGCAAGGCCTGCGGTCAGCGGCACGTCGCCGAGGTGGCCAGAGCCAAGAGCGAGCCAATCGACCAAGCGGTACTCGAGCTGCGCCGCCAGGGATATCTCAACTGGGCAATCGAGGACAAGCTCGGTCTGCCCTACAACGCGGCCGCTAGTCGCCTATGCCGGATGAGACGCCGGGGCGTCGAGGTGCCCCCGTCTCCGTATTGGTTTCCAGCCGCCGCTCAGGAGGAGAGATGACCAGTTTTCAAACCAGGGCCATCTGCCTGGCCTGCTACCGCGAGTTGGGCTGGGACCGGCCAGAGAGACCTCGTGCCCCGATCGTGGCGTCGCAATGCTTCTTGTGTAAGCGCACGACGACCTTCGGGCTCGTGGTCTACCTGAGCAACGACATGCCGGCGGCGACGGTCAAGAGCCCGATCCAGAAGCGGCTCGACGACGACACCTGGCCTGCCGATATATCTTTGACATATCAGTGCCCGAGCTGCGGAGACGAGATAGATCTCCGCGAGGCCGACGCACTGTGAGCCCTTCTGACGGCTGGGCCGACCGAATCCGGGCCGAAGTACTGGACCAGCAGTCCAAGGCCCGCAAACGGGCGCAGGCGACGGCTCAGGCCATACGTAGGGGCGAGATCTCAGTTCCGCTGCGCTGCGGCGAGTGCAGGTCGCCCAGCTGGGTCACCGAGCAGGACGGCGCGAACAGGACCTGGCTGGTCTGTCTTCAGTGCTCTCGCTACACGTCTGCTGAGAAGGCGCACGAGCTGCGCCAGCAGGAAATCCGCATGATCATCAGAGCGGGCGGGGACCCGCGACCAACCAACCGCAGAGGAGTGTGAGTGTTCGACGCCTGGGGTTATGACCCAGACCCCGGACCGAGCCCTGCGTTCGCCAGCGGTCAGCGTGTAATCGTGGACCACCCCTGGAACGAGCACCATGGGCTGACTGGCACGGTGATCGCGCTGGTGGAGGATGACGACCGCTTGCGCTACGCCGTGAAACTCGAGAACGGACTCCTCGACGAGTTCGAGGGATCCGAATTAGAGGCAACGTGAGACGAAGAAACGGGAGACTCTCGCTGAACGACGTGTACGACGAAGCTGTCGCGCAGCAGTCGAAGCCATCGCCCAGCTGGGAGATTGTCAAGACCATGCTGTGGCGCAAGAAGCCCGGGGATATGTCGCCCAAGATGGGCAAGGTCGTGGTGGTCCGCGAGGACGACTACAAGGCCTCGATCCCCGACACCGACAAGGCCTGGTACGTCCGGGTCTCGGTGGACTTCAGGGGCAACGCCCACTCGCCCAAGGTCTCGCACTGGATCGGCGATGTCGAGATCGAGGAACCGGGCGCCAACCCCAAGGACGAGCTCAACAAGCTGCTCGAGCAGGCTCGAGCGCGAGTCGACTTCCTCAACCTCAATGGGATCAAGCCCGAGCCCGCGCGCTACTGATGCGCCATCTCTTGTTGATGGTCGTGATGATCATCGTCGCCTTCACGATCTGGGGCGCGCTGATCTGGCTGTTCACGGCTCATCGTTAGACGTCCTGTAACCAACCAAGGAGGCCATGTGGCTTTCCTCGTCTCGGCAGTTATGGCGTTTGCGCCCCACCCGGCGCTCAACGACTGTCCCAAGACGTTCACCTACAAGATGGACCGCCGGGCAGCTGATGCGATCTATGCGGGTACGAAGGACATGACCCGGCACAATCGCCGATTGCTCGCCCGGCTCGAACGCTGCCAACGCCCTGTGGGCCACCCTAAGGCCCATAGAGCCCATCAGCGGCGTGCCCGCAGGTACAACGCCCACCGGCGTCACGATTGGGCGCAGAGGCGCTTAGAAGCCCGCAGACAGCACGAGCAGGAAGTGCTGGATGCGCAGATGCCCTACGCGGTGGCGAGCTGGTACGACACCGAGGGCGTGGGCGCCTGTGGGTTCGGGACGGTGCAGAGCGGCTATCGCTTCGCATCGCTGATCCTGCCCTGCGGGGCGGTGGCGAGGTTCTGCCACGGGTCGTTGTGCATCGACGGCGTGATGTCGGACCACGGTCCCTACATCGCAGGGCGCACGTTCGACTTCAACGTCAACATGCGCAACGCGCTCGCGTGCGGCGGCATCTGCACAGTCCGCTGGCGCCGGCTATAGGTTCATGAGCAACCCTGGTGGGCACTGCGCCGTATGGGCTTCCCCTGTTTCCCCCGTGCGACCGGTGTCCACCGGGGCCACAAACCAACCAAGGAGTAAACGATGGCAGGAACAGATCGAATAATCGCCGAGCTCCAGGATGAGCTCAAGGTCCTCGAGCCCCAACTCGAGGAGGTGCGCACAACGCTGGCGACGCTCGAGTCCGAAGTACGTCGGATTCAACGTGCGGTCAAGGTCCTCAAGGGCGAGCCGCTGGGCAATCCCCAGGGGCGCAGGGGTCCGAGAGGCTCATACGACAAAACTGGGAGCAATGCGGCGTACACGGAGGAGTCGACCGGGAAGCGCCGGACGATCGGCGAGGGGAAGGTCAACGCAATCCAGGCGATCATCATGCAGATGGTCCAGGAGGAGTCCGACGAATTCCGCCAGGTCGATGTGCGGGCGCGCGCCAAGGACTTGACGTCGAGCTCCACGGCGCTGGCCTTCGAGGTACTGCGGCAGCGCGGCGTTATCCGGTTTGCTCGCCAGGAGGGTCTGAACAAGTGGTACCGCCTGACACGGGCGGTGGCCAACAAAAACGGGAACGGAGATGACGAAGAGATGACCGATGCCGCCGGTTCGTAAGCCACCGGACGAGCCGGGCTTCGACGCCTCGCTGTTCGGCATCGCAGACACTGAGCTCTTGGCAATCGTCGATGACCTAGCCGATGAGAACGGCTGGACGGCCACGATCGAGGTACGCCTTCAACTCGGAGAGGACATCGAAGCGGTAGGCCGGCGCTCAGGTATCGGCGGTCGGCTGGGCTGGATGAGGCGCTACGGATGGCTCGAGCGCGAGCCAGGCCCGACATCGAATACCGAGCGCCGGTGGCGCCTTACAGCATTCGGCCATGCCGTTCTCGACGACGGCGATCTCTCAAAGTCGTTCCAGAACGCACTGAGCAAGCTCAACCCAGCGCAGCGGGTCAAGCTCACCCGCGAGATCTCCGAGAGCGGCGCAAACTCGGCCGATGAGGTCCGCAATGCCCTGCGCCGAGAGTGGCAGCGTAATCTCAACCCGCGTAGACCGAGGGCTCGGTGAATTCCCAACGTTGGGAATCGCGGTAGCTGGATAGCGCGCGAGCGGGTTCGACTCCCGGCTCGTGCGATTGGGCGGGCGGCGGTTTCCTGGTTGGTTACGCCGTCCGCCCACCAACCAACCACAACCAACCTGAACCAACCAAGGAGGTTGCCGATGAACTACCTCACGCTGCCCGAACGCTTCGCAAAGCGCCTCGAGCTCGTGCGACGACTCAACGATTACGCCCAGGAATGGCAGGCGCTGAGCGCACGAAAGCAGGAGTTGCCCTTCAAGGGCGCGGAGCAAGAACTGGCCACCGAGCTCATGGCAATCGCCATGAATCCCAAGGCCAGGGCACAGCTCGAGACTCTGATGGACGAGGACTGGGCTGCCGACCGCAAGAAGAACATTGGCATGGGCAGCCGGCCACACGAGGAGATCGTGATTGGCTCGGGCTACCACGCTGCGGTCTACTGCGCGGTGCGCGTGGCCAACGGCCATCCACCACCATTGGTGGTCGAGCAGAACGATCGGGTGGGCGGGGCATTCGCGCCCAGCCGTGGCCCGTCGTTCTGGTCTAACTCGCGCAATCGCCCAGGTCCAGCGAACGTCCCAGGATCGGGCGGAGCTCTGAACACGATTCCGGGCGCGCTCATCCAGCCTTCGATGATCTCGGCTGATGAGTTTCAGTCCAATGCGGACATCGCCTTCGCGATCCGGTTGGCCCTGGCGCTGTACGCCAAGGTGGCAACCGGCAAGCGGGTGAGGGCTATCACGCGAGGCAATGGCCCCGGTCCCGCCTGGTCGGTGTCGATCAACAGCTCCGATGACAAGGACCCCACCAGCTGGACGGTCCGGGGGCGCCGAGTTATCGATGCCCGAGGGATGGGTATCGAGAGGGTGTTCGGTAGCAGCGGCAGGAACGTGATTACCTTCAGCCAGTTCATGGCTCGGATGGATGAGCCATTCCCGCTGCGGGGTCTGCGCCGCGTGGCCGTGGTCGGAGGCGGCGACAGTGGTAAGTGCGCAGTCGAGGCTCTGTTTGGAATGAGCCCAGCCCGCCACATGTCGGTGCCCGATCTCGATCGGATCGAACAGTGCGACTGGTACGCCGGCGACCTGCCGAAGAACTGCGAGGGCTTCAGGGATGTGGTGCGGGGTCGCTACCGCCGGCTGGCTTCGTTGCTGCCGAGCGTCAACGCCGAATCGAAAGCCCCGGTTCGAGTCATTCGCACCAAGGCCGATCTCCGTGGCGACTACTACGGAGCGATCGTCAACGAGAGGCGCTATGACCTGGCGATCTTCTGCGGCGGGTTCAGTCGTTACGAGAGTCTGGGCGGTTACACCAGGGAGAATTTCGGAGTTGACCGCTGCTTGGTGGCCATCCAGGAATCCATAGGCATCTTCGCCGTGGGGCCCGTAGCCAACCTCGGGTTCACCGAGCTCGAAGCCACTCAATCGTGGTCGGGGGTGCCTGAGAACGCCGTTGCGATGTGGCGACTGGGACCGCGCACGGGGCTGCTAGCGCAGCGGCTCTAGCAAGTTTCCCTCTGGCCAGGGGTCAACTGTCCCTAGACGCGGGGATTGGGCATGGGGAAGTGGCCAGCAACCCGCCCAACTCATACCAACCAACACGAGAGGAGCTCTGTGTCACAGAGTCGTAGCAAGAAGCCGACGTTGGAGGAACTCACCGACCAGGTCGAGGCACTGTCCGGGCAGGTGAAGAAGAAGACCGACGCTGAGCTACTGCAGGAAGCGATCCTGGGAGAGCTCGAGCGACTCGGGGCCAAGCGAGTAGGCGAAGACGCCATCGCTCGTGAGGGCACTCGGATGGTGCTGCCGGCCACGATGGCTCCGCAGGACGCGGTGACGTTCCTCAACAACTACATCGAGCAGCAGGAGACGCGGACTCGGTTCAGCCGCAAGTTCCGTTACCGCCCCGACGATGGGGCAGCGGCACTGGAGCGCGCTCTCAAGCGCGTATTCGGCTCGGCAGGGATCGGCAAGGCGACCTGGACGTTCTTCGGTAAGGAGCCGCCAGAGCGACGCACGATCAACATCGGCGTCAAGGAGACGCTGCAGGTTCCGGCGGGCCAGGTGAACGTCCCGAGCTTCGAGGGGACGATGATCCTGCACTACCAGAACAGCAGGGAACTGGGGCCGCTGTTTCTGCTGATCGTCGAAGCGCCCCGCAAGTACGAGGCGCACATCGAGGGTCTGTTCGACGTGATCGAAGAGGAGCTCAATACCCATTCGATCTACAAGGGCCAGGCGGTCGATGGCCAGGCTGAGCCGGAGTTCCTGGACCTCACCGGGGTCAACCCGGCTGAGGTCATCTATGCCGACGATGCGATCCTGCAGCTGCAGGCCAACCTGTGGTCGGTGCTGGAGCACACGGCGGTGCTGCGCCAGATGAACATCCCGCGCAAGCGGGCGGTGTTGCTGGAGGGCCCATACGGGACAGGAAAGACCCTGGCGGCCTTCCTAACGGCTCAGGTGGCCACGAACCACGGGTGGACGTTCCTGTACTGCCGCCCGGCCCGAGACAACCTCCAGCAGGTGATGGGGATGGCTCGGCTCTACCAGCCGTGCATCGTCTTCTTCGAGGACGTTGACGTGATCGCGAAGGGCACCGACGACCGGGACGGGATTACGAGGCTGCTGGACATGTTCGATGGCATCCAGGCCAAGGGCACCGAGATCGTTGCGGTGCTCACGACCAACCACAAGGAGCGCATCCACAAGGCGATGGTGCGGCCGGGCCGGCTCGATGCGGTGATCCACATCGGGGCGCTGGACCGCAACGGCGTCGAGCGCATGGTCAAGGCCATCGTGCCCACCGCCATCCTCGGTGAGCTCGACTACGACCGGGTGTACGCATCGATGGAGGGCTACCTGCCGGCGTTCGTCAAGGAGGCGATTGACCGGACGATGCGCTACGCGATTGCTCGTGATGGCGGCGTGCCAGACATCCTCGAGACCGACGACTTCGTGTTGGCGGCTCAGGGTCTACGCCCCCAGCTCGAGCTCATGGAGGGCGCCCAGGAGGGCGTCGAGGCCGACTCGCTGGCAACGGCAATCCGCAGCGAGGTCAGTACTGCAGTCAAGACCACCTTGCACGGGTCAGAGATCCACGATCTGGACGACGACCACGTGCTGACACTGGCCACGAACGGCCAGGGCTGACACCGGGGGCACAAACCAACTGGTGGGTCAGGCACTTCCCTGCCTGGCCCACCAACCAACCAACAGGAGGATCGATGGGAACCATGAAGACGATGGGTCCGAACGGGCACAGCACGCTCACCTGGGACCCGAAGGACAAGAAGGAGACCAAGACGGCCATGGACGCGTTCGAGAGTCTCGTGGCCCAAGGGCACCGAGGCATCGAGGTCACGGGGCCCGGTGAGTCGGAGATCATGCAGAAGTGGGACCCGGAGGCGGAGGAGATCATCGTGATCCGTCCGATGGCAGGTGGCTGTTGACGGATGCAACTGCGACATATGCCGGGCGAGCCGTGCCGAGCCCGATGGTCCTTACGCCAGGGCCCGTGAGCTGCTGTTCTCGTTCCTGAACGAAGAGCAACAGCGCGAGTACGAAACCTATGGCCGGTTCCATGTCATCAGCCATGACGGCAAGCGCCGCTATAAGCTGCGGTGTGACTATGCCCCGACGTATGTGGGACCGAGCAAGGCCGAGTTCAAGGTCGGCTGCCGGTATGGCTACGAGAAGCAGAAGGTGACGGTTTGGCCTGGGAGCAACTACTGCGTTCACATGCACAACGTTCCCCAGGATGACTACAACCTGGCGATAGCGATGCTGCTCTCGAGCCAGAAAGGCGAGGAGTACTTCCACTCCATCGCCAACTGGTAGAAGCGGCCGGGGGCAGGGAGGGCGGCGGTATCGGCATCCGCTGCCCTCCCTCAATCTTGGAGGGCTGGGGCGCGCAGGACGGGACCAACCAGGGGGGAGCTCAGCATGACGCTGGGCTCCCTCTCTTTTTGCCTGTGCTCAAGTCGATGCGAGAACCTAGCCAAAACCAACCCCCCTACCAATTCTGGCTAGGTTCTGCGCGAGGCCGGCGGAGGCGCGCTCTGCGGCGCACAGCACGTCTCGAGCAAATCTGAGCCTATACGTGCATTTTCGAGCTGACCTAACTCTCCGCCAACTCCCCACGCTACGTAACGGTGTCACTTTCTTGAGATTTACAAGCATATTCGGTAAAATACACGTATATGGACACAAACTCTCTACTCTCTGCACTCGGCCTGTCTCCCCGTGGGGCCGCCGACGCCGACCGCGACTTTCTGAGTGCGCTCGGCCTACCCACTCCGCCGACCGACCTTGAGCGCTCGGTCGTGTTCCATCCCGACGACTACCCGACTCGGGCTCGTGCGGTCGTCGCCTACATCACTCACCTCGAGAAGTACGCGACTCGCCCGGCTCCCAAGCGGATGGCGCCTCCGGCTCACGTAATGCCGACGCGCCCTCGCGCACGGCTTCCGCTCACAGGACCCCCGACTCACTCGGTCCCCGACGCGGTGCCCAATCCTGAACCGTCGCTCGGCACCACCGACGAACTGATTGCGCGCCTACGTCGCGCGATCCTCGCTATCCCCGACGCGCCCCACACCAACCCGGAGGTTGAGGTGCTCCCGGACATCCTCGAGTACATCACTCCGACTCCTGGCGACGACCGCCCCACCAACGACGAGGACCCGCTCCTCGGCAATGCCTACCGCAACGCGGACGGCGACCTTGTGCGGCGTGTGTACCCGACCGGGCCTTCCACCCGACGCGCGTGGGGACGCGAACGCAACAAACTTGTCGCGGCGCTACTCGCACGCGGCCTCACTGTCGACGACATTGTCCGTCGGCTCAACGCATAACCAACCAACCAGAAAGGGGCATCATGCCCGATCCAATCGCCGCTCTTGCTGCCATCGAGGCCAAGGCTGAGCGCGTTCGCTGGCTCGAGAATGAGCTTGCCGATGCCAACGCTGAGGTCGAGAGCGCTCGCACGATCTTGAAGTTCACGGAGCGCAGGCAGCAGGACCTCGAGTTCACGCTGAAGACGGCGCGTGAGGCGCCGGCGAGCTTCTTCGTGTAGCTGACGGGTCTTTTGCACAGCGTCTTGTTTCGACAGGGCGCTGAGCAAAGGACAGGCAGCTGTCCTTTGTCAACCAACCAGAAAGGGGCGCTATGCCCACCCTCACCGAAGAGCAGGTCCAGGAAGCGGTCCACCAGATGGTCGCCCACTGCCATCTGCTCATGGAGCAGTACAACGCCGGCATCGGCGAGTACGAGACCGTGTCGGCCGTCGGCGTGCTCTACACGCTGGGCTTCGAAGCCGATGTCGAGCAGATCCTCCAGCACATTGCTGCTGGCGGCTTCAACTACTGCCTGGACCCGTCGATCCTGATGCACAGCCAGGTTGACGGCAACGACATGTACCCGTCGCGGCAGGCGTGCTACTGGGGCGCCGATCAGCTGGAGTCGCGGCTGCAGTGCCTGAGCAACGTTCCGCCGTGGCGCGCTGATCGGCCATGACCAGGCGCCTGCTGTGGATCATCGGGGTTGCGCTCGGCGTGCTCGATGGCATCGGCCGGCTGTTCGACCTGCTGGGCATCTTCAAGCTGCTCAGCTAACCAACCAACCAGAAGGAGGCCAGCAATGGCCCTCAGCACCACCACCGGCCTGTCGCTGAACATGGCCGGCCACAAAGTCGGGAAGGGCAAGAAGTGATCATTGCCACGCAATACGGCGACAGCTACTGCGTTCGATGCGGCAAGCAGTTCGCCAAGGGCGACCGAGTCAACTGGTCTCGGCCCTTTGGCGTCTGGTGCATCGAGCGCTGCATCCCGGAGTTCCCCGAGCCCGAAGGCGACCTCGGCCGAGCAATCGAAGTGCTCGAGCGTCTCGAGTCCGAAGGCCGTCTGAAGGGCTACACGCGTGGGATGCTCGACCGCTACCGGCTCGTAGGCCGATTGAGCGACGCCCACATCTACAGCGTGCTGCCTGAGAGGCTCTCAGAGGCCGATAGCGACCAAGAGAGCCACGATCATGAATCCCAAGTCGATTACGAGGAGGAGCTCCGTACAGGCCGGCGCATTTGCCCGGCCTGCGGGAAGCGCAAGCTGATGCACAAGCTGCGCCACACCCAGAACTATGGCGGTGGCTGGGACACCTACTACCGCTGCGAGAACTGCCATCACGTCGATGTGGCCGTATGAGCCGTATGAGATGCAACTGCGAATCCAGTTATTGCGACTGGCACAACCGACCCCAGACCAACAAGGACTGGCCCTACACAGAGGAGCCGGCCACCGAGCCGTGCCCGATCGTGGCCGATGGCGAATGGACGATGGACCACGTGGGCGCCGTGTGCGCTCCGTGTGCGCTGCGGACGATCGACACGGGTGGGGCCAGCTACATCCACCACCACGAGGAGAACGCAGATGGCTGAGCTGCGCGTAGCCAACTGGCTGATTGCCCATACCAACCCCGGAGGGACTGGAGTTGCGCAAGCGATGACGAAGGCCACCAGCGAGCGAGAGGCTCGCGAGTGGTTCAAGAAGAACTATCCCGAGCGCGAGATCGTGCGCGTCGGGATCGAGGGAATGAGCTAGATGAACATCACGACGTACATCCCGAACGAGCTGGCCGAGCGCGCCCAGGACCTCAAGCTCATCGGCCCTGACGCAACCCAGCGTGGGCTAGTCGCTCGAATCGTGCGCGAGGGCCTCGAGCTCGAAATCGAGAAGGCCGAGGCCACCCAGCACCAACAAGCGCTGGCCCAGCACGCGGTGTGAGGGAGTTCCTGCGCTTCATCGCACTGGCCATCGTCTTGGCCCTCGTGATCTTCGCCGTGCACTGCTTGGCGTAGCGACACAAGGGCAGAGCCACGCGCTCTGCCTCTGTGCCGCTAAGTAAGCGGACCAAACAACCAACCAGAAGGAGCGCATCATGCGCAAAGCAGCAATCGCGGCCGCAGTGGCCGCAGCACTCGCAGTCGCCGGCTGTGGCAATGGCCCTGGTGGCCCCACTGCCCAGCAGATTGCCGACAACTGGTGCCAGACCATGTGGGCCAAGGAGCAGGCGTGGGCCAAGAACTTCGACACGACTGGCACTGCGAGTCCTGCGACGCTCCGAGAGCTGGCTCAGAGCGCCATGAAGGCTGCTGAGGCAGCCAAGGGGATCACCTGCTCATGAAGAAGACGATCACAGCAGCAGCGATAGCCGTAGTGCTTGCAGCCGCCGGCTGCGGCTCGAGTGCACCTGGCAAAGCCGCCCAGGTCAAGAGCGACCTGAACTCGTTCTTCCAGGACCCGGGCGAGAACTGGTCAGACAACTACTCGGTCTCGTTCTGCACGCACAAGTCGGCTAACTCCTATGTCTGCCAGGTCTACGGCAGCGATGGTAAGCCCATCTACATCGATGTGACCGATGACGGCAAGTCGATCTATGAGGACGGTGTCTCATGATGGGCCCAATGACGAGCGTGCTGGCGAGCATTGCCTTAGCCATCTCAGGTGCAGGCGCAACCGTGGGAGCGAGCCACAGTGCGATTCGAGTCTGTGAGCTGCACAGAGGCGATGTGAGCCACTGCACAACGAGCTGGGTGCACAAGCGAAGCTTCCGAGCGACGCTCAAGCCGCATTCGCAGATCTCGTGGAGAGGCCGTTGCTATATCAGCCATTGGCGTGTGAGCCTGTATGGCCAGAGGCTGATTGGCCACTTCCTGACAGATGTGTACGTGTTTGGAGATGGTGTGAGCTTCAATGGAATGGACTTCGAGAATGAAGGCCCAGACCCAGTGAAGCTGAGAGCCAGCTGCTGAATGAAGCGAATGAAGGGCGTTGCTGAGAGCAATCTTGGCAGCGCCCTTTTTTTGCCGTGCGCCAGAGCGATGGCTGAACGAAGGCTGCATATGAGGCCTATATATAGAGAGTGTCTATATGAGTTCAGAGAGCCATGAAAAAGGATTCTTGGTGAGCGAAGCGAAGGGATGAGAGCGAAGAGCGATGCGAGCGATGCGAGCGAAGAATGAAGGCTATATGCGAGAGTGCTATATGAGGGTGCGAGCTGTGTGTGTCTGTGTGAGAGTGTGCGACTTGCGCCCCCTCCCGCGTAGTAACTACGGATACGCGCGCTCCGCTCCGTACCAACTACTGACTATCTCCGCCGCGGGCATCCTCCGACCCGACCTACGTCTAAAACGCGGATCCGCCTCACACGGGCTTACATCGCCCCACACGGCCACTTATCCCCCATTCGTAGTCCTATCGCTTACCCCACCACCCCACCACCCCGCCTCACCCGTACCCGCTACACCCCGCCTCTCGCCCATCCTCCGGGCACGTACGGGCACGCCACTCACACCACCCCGCCCATACCCCACCACCACTACCCCACCCCATACGGCGCCGCATACGGCGCCTACTCCACGTCGTATAACCCTCACTCACAACATAGTACGAATCTCACCTTGTATCCCTCACTCACCCCGCTATCGTTCTTCTCGTCGCACTAACCAACCAACGCGGGCCACGCGACACCCCGCACTATCCGGCCTAACGGCCGGGGATCGGATTACCATCATGTCCAATTCATTCTCCGCTTCATCGCTCGGCTACGGCGCTTCACGCGCGTCGGCCGTCCCGACCACGGCGGACGAACTCATCCGCGCGGTCTACACCAACGCGGTCGAATACGTCGCCCACGCGGCCGACCCGTCGCACACCGGGGGCTCGCTCGCCCGCATCGGGAACAACATCACCCGCTACGGTCGCGCGCTCGACGAACTCGGCACCGTCGAATCCGACCTCGCCACCAACGGGACGCCCGTTCACGAATACCCGGACGCCGACGCGTACCTTGTCGCCGTCAACGCCGCGCGCGACGCGCGTATCGCGGGCGCGTAACCCGCGCGCCGACAACGGACCCCCCGCCTCGCGCGGGGGGTCCCGCATACGCTCCGCCTCACGCGCGGCCGCTTCCCCTGAGGGGGGCGGTCGCGCATTACTGTGTGTGTGTGGTGCTCGTCCAC